CTGCCGTTCATGCCCTCCGCCCGCTGCCGCAGCAGATGGATTTCGTGTATCTTACGATTGATGCGGCGACGGAGTCGTTCCGCCTGCTCCCAGTATTCTTTCATGCAAATTCCTCCCTCATCATTTTTATCAGCTTTTCGCCGTTCATATCCGACATGAAGTCAAACCACTGCGACCGCAGGAACTGTTCACATTCAAGGGTTGTTATGATATCGTGTGATTGCAGCGCCTCCCGATAATCCAAGAGGCACTGCTTGATAATTGCTGCCGCCAGTAATTTGTATCCTTCACTCATTGAATCCTCGCTTTCACGGCTTTCATCATCGCCGCCTGTGTTTTGTCCTTGTTTTCCAGAACCTTCATGATATCTTCGTCTATCGTACCCGCCGATACGAGGTGGTGGATAACGACCGTTTCGGACTGCTGTCCCTGTCGCCAGAGGCGGGCGTTGGTCTGCTGATACAGCTCCAGCGACCACGGCATCGTGTACCAGATGATGGTGCTGCCGCCGGACTGGAGGTTCAGACCGTGACCTGCGGAGGAAGGCTGTATCAGTGCGACCGGGATTTTGCCATTATTCCAGTCGGCAATATCGGCATCTGTCTTGATCTCTCTGCACTCGAAACGCTCCATGATACTGTCGCGCTCATGCTTGTACCAGTAAGCGATCAGCACCGGTTTTCCGTTCTGTGCCTCGATCAGATCTTCCAGTGCGTCCAGCTTATGCGAATGTATCCGCATCACGCTGCCGCCATCGGTATAAACCGAACCGCTGGCAAGCTGTGTCAGCTTTCCACACAGGACACCTGCGTTTGCTGCCGTTATGGATTCGCGGGTGAAATCCAGACACATATCCTGCTCCATGTCTTTGTAGACCGTTGCCGCCGCTTCATCCAGCTCAACGGAATCAGCGGTCATCACCAGTTCCGGCATGGTCAGGTGGTCGGTGGTCTTCATGGAGATGCTGATGTCAGCGATCTTGCTGTATATCTGTTTCTCTGCACCCGGTCTGGGAGAATAGGTAAAGCCGTTCCAGTCCGGGGTGAAGTAGGCATCACGGTACTGCCCGATTCTCTTGCCGAGGCGCTCTCCCTTATCCAGCAGGCGGAACTGCGCCCAGAGATCCATGAGACCATTGCTGCACGGTGTACCCGTCAGCCCGACAATGCGCTTCACGAAAGGGCGTACCTTCCGCAAAGCCTTGAAGCGCTTGGACTGGTGGTTCTTGAAGGAACTCAGTTCGTCGATCACCACCATGTCGAAGTCGAACGACATCCCGCTGCTCTCGATGAGCCACTGTACGTTCTCGCGGTTGATGATATACAGATCGGCTTTCTTCCGGAGAGCTGCCAGCCTCTGTTCTCTGTTGCTGAGAACCAGACTGTAGGTCAGCCCTTTGAGGTGATCCCACTTGCTGATTTCTGCCGCCCAGCTATTCTTGCATACACGGATTGGTGCGATGATAAGAACCTTTCTGACCTCAAAGCGGTCGAACATCATATCGTTCAGCGCCGTCAGCGTTATGCTCGTCTTGCCTAATCCGCATTCCAAGAGAACTGCTGCCTGCGGATGTGTTTCGATGAAGTCCACGGCGAACTTCTGGTAGTCATGTGGTTTGTATTGCATCAATGATTCCTCCTATCTGCTCCGGGTTGTCCAGCACAAACGCCTTGAAGCCCAGCCGCCGAAGTGTTCTGATACGCAGGCGCTGCAGCGGACGGGGCGTTTCGCCGGGAGCCTTGACCTCCACGAAGCCGATTCTGCCAGAAGGCATCAATACGATGCGGTCAGGCACACCCGCTGTTCCGGGAGAGGTGAACTTCCAGCAGACACCGCCGACTGATTTCACGGCAGCGACCAGTTTTTCTTCAATTGTCTTTTCTCTCATGGCAGCACATACAGCTTATCGCCGTTCTGCATTGCCGCTGCAATGTCCTCGATGATCTGCTCGACCTGCTCTGCGTCATATCTTGCGATTGCGGTCTTGCAGGTGGGGTTCACATGGATCAGCCACAGGATGTCGGGGATCTCCTTGTCCTGCACGACGGCATCAAATCGTTCAAGGTTGAAAAGCCGGTTGTTTTTCTTGAGCCACATATTGTTTCCTCCTTTGGAAATCGTCATAAATTCGGCGTTTTTCGTATATGTGCGGAAGTCATCGGAAGTTGAATACAAACCTTTACATAGAAAGAAAAAACATACTTTTTTCTCGCCTGCGTAAGGTTGGGAAATGAGTTTCGATGACTTCCGCAATCCCGATTCTACGTACTTTTTCGTATGATGGAATCGGAAGTCGGTCGAAGGTCAATTCAGGAAATCGGCAGCAAGGCTGATACCCATAATGAAATTCCCGCTGTGCATCTTTTTACGCTTGAAGCCTGCCTGCTCCAGCGCTCCGTAGAAGTCAGAGGTACTGCGGGTGTATTCGCCATTGGTCGTACAGTAATCACGATAAGACTTATACAGATCACCGGACTGCGCCATATAGCTTTTATCGACCTCGCAGCAATCATTGATGAAAGAGCCAAGCCAGTCATTGCCTTCACGGTAGGCTCCGATTGCATCCAACACACACTGCGGGCGTTCTACCTTGAAATCGGCGGCGACCACTTTCATGGCACCTTCGATTAACCACGAAAGAACCGCACCGCCAGCATTGTCAATGAGATACTGCGTGTAATTCTTCTTGTCATCCTGTCCCTGAATCTTTGCATGGAACGGGATCACGATCAGTCTGCGCCATGTGCCGTCGTCCGAGGCAGCAACCTTCGGCAGGTGGTTCGTGTACAGCACCAGCGTATGGCTCGGCTCGAAGGAGAACGGAGCCTTAAACTTCTTTTCTGCGAAAATGGGATCGGTCGAACAGAGCTGCTTTACCACAGACGTGTTCAGGCGCATTCCTTCCTGCAGCTCCGCAGCAATGATGAGGCGCTTGCCCTTCAGTTCCGCCATTTCCGGTTTGACGTTACGCTTGCAGTTGACGGTCAGAGCATCGGCGGAGATGTTGCCAGAATAACTGCCGAGAACCTTATAGATGACATTCCAGAAGGTGGACTTGCCGTTCCTGCCGTCGCCATATGCGATAATCATTGCTTCTGTGTATACTTTTCCGATCAGACAGAGACCGCAGATCATCTGAACGTAGTCGATAAGACTCTGGTCTTTACAGAAGAATACCTGCAAAGCGTCCTCCCAGATCTGGCGACCTTCCTCATTTGGCACAACTGCCGTCACTTTCGTAATCAGGTCAGTCGGATCAGTCGCTCTCCAGCCGTCGAGACCTTTGGCAAGGTCGTAGGTGCCGCCGGGGGTATTCAGCAACATCGGATCACCGTCAAGCTGCTCCGGGTGCTTCAGCACCAGCGGCTTTGCTGCATCAAGCGCATTATTAAGACTGCGTATATGACGGTACTTCATCACGAAATCGTGATACAGCTCGGAAAATCTGAACAGCCCGTATGCAGCACCCTGTTCCGGACTCAGGCTGTCACGGAACTTTTTGCCTCCTGCCTTTGCCAGCGCTCTCGGAACGCCGAGCTTCTCCAGCGCACACAGGTCATCCTCCATTTTGCGTTCTGCCTCTTCAAGCTGTGCATCCGTGTGTTCTATCATTGCCATTACTGCCGCCTGCTCCGATTCCTCCCAGTAGGTACCGTTATAGCGCAGGTAATTCGTAGCAATCGTAAATGCGATCTCATCACCAAAGCACTCGACGAACGTGCGGGCTTCACCGACATCGGAAAAATCATCAGGTATAAGCACATTATCGCCGTACTGTTCCGGCGGCACATATCCTTCCTGCGATGTGACCTTTTTGCCGAACTTGCAGGCGCTTGCCCAGATACCCTCCAGTTCCTCATCATCAAGAGGCGGATCACACTCCGCAGCCTTTTCGAGGAACTTTGCATGAGCGTCCTCCGTCACACCGAAACGCTTGACCAGCCTGCCCGCAATACGGGACATGGTACTGTTGCGCTGTCCCTGCGGGATGCTGCGGTTCGACTTCATGAGCGTGAGCCAGTCCTCAATGGTCAGGCTTCCTTCGTGCCAGACAACATCACCCTTCGAGCCGAACAGAAAACGTGAAGCGTCCAGTGCGTTGCCATCAAAGAAAGGAAGCTCCTTATAGATGCGGGCTTTGATGCTCTTGTGGGAAGCGGTATCCTTGCAGGGAGAGGTCGGAAAGAACACATGGAAACGAGGGCGGGCTGTTACAGAGCCTTTGTCGAGCATATGATGACGGCTGTATGTGATGGCAAATGCAACATCGGTGAGCTGCTCCGCCAGCTTTTCCGGAGTGATCCAATCGTCGGGATCATCGCTGTGGTCGTTGTCACAATCCATCGGAACGACGTCGGAGAACTGAAAGTTTGCATCGCAGCGGGTATCGTTATCGTACTTGGCACAAACATGGTCGCTGGTGACAGCTTTCTTGAGGTCAGCCTCCGAGGTGATGACCTTCTGATTCGGGTAAATCGTGTTCTTTGCGTTGCCGGTACAATCGGCAGTATACAGGGTAAACTTCATATCTTTTCCTCCAGTTCCTCGCTGAAATAGCGAATTTTCATGTGTTTGCGCTTTGCACGGTCAATCTCTGCCTTCATGCCGGAGCTGACCGTATCTCCGAACACCCACAGCTCCACGCACTTACTCATCAGCACCCAGTTCATGAAAATGGCTGTATCCCGTTCCTCCGGAACACTGTCGTCCATAAATTGCGTGAAGTAGATATGGGGCGTGATCGGCAGATAGTGCCGGTCAACAGCAAAGCGGCTGTATCGCTTAGCGTTCTCGACGTTCTTCTCCGTATCGCCGGAGTAGGGAGAGCAGATATACACGATCGGGCGGAAGGCGGCAGCTTTTGCCGCAGCCTTCTCCTCACGCTCGATACGGGTGAACGCCTCATGTTCCGTTGGACTTGCATAGCCTTCGCTGTTATAATAATCAGCCATGCTTCACCTCGTTCCTGCCGCATGGCTTCCTGTCGCAGCCCTTATTGCAGAGCTTCCCGCAGCGTGGGCATTTCACATAGACGTTCTCCGGTTTGACCAGCTTGCCGCTGACCAGCGCATAAAACCATTCAATACTGTATTTCATATCATCCCTCTTTTCTTTTCAGCTTCACGTGCAGTCTCTTCCAAGCGCACTCGTTGCAGAGGACTGCCGTACCGTACATATCGCCCAGACCATCGGCAAACACGCACGACAGGTCAACAGCGACCTCCTTGCCGCAGTCCGGGCAGGAGCAGAACACGTTCTCGCTGTTCAGCTCCACCTTAACCTCGATCTCATCGGTCTTTTCCTTCACATAAAACATAACCATTCTCCCTTCATTCTTTGCCCCCAGATGTGGGGAGAGCATTCCTGCTCTACAACCCACTACAGAATCAGGGGCGTTTTGGACGAAACAATCAGTCCTTTTTATAAAACTCGCATTCATATCCGTCTGCCCGCAAGAGCAGACCTTCTGCCCACGCAGGCGTTCGTGCCATCTGTTCACAGACGACCGGCAGTGACATTCTCCGATCCGCCTCGATGATCATTTCATCGTGAACCGTTGCAACAATGAAGCAGGAGCGCAAAGTCTGCATAGAGTACATCAGCAGATCACGCGCTATGCCCTGCACGATATTCTCGACGAACTTCGGACCGTAGCTCTCGATGCGTTCCCACTTCTTCGATGCACCCACGCCCATATATGTGACGGACTCTCCGCCGAACTGGTTCTCACCGATCTGCGGGTGCGCGTAGCAGAGCTTACGACCGGACGGCAGCGTGATAAAAAGCATCTTGCTCTGATAGCTGAACTGCAATCCGTGTGTTTCTGTGGTTGTTTTCTGCTTGATTGCCTTCTTGACCGCATCATCGACAGCCCACCACAGCGCCGTAATATGCGGGGATGCTGCCCGCCAATCGTCCACGATCTGCTTCAGCTCGGCATCGGTAAGGTTCAGGGAATCACCGCCCATCGCCTTCATTGCCCCGATACTCCCGCCGTAGCCGCAGGCAAGCTCCGCGACCTTGCCCTTCTGACGCAGATGACCATTTTCGCCGTGCTTTACAACCGGTACGCCGAACATCTTTGACGCCGACGCGCAGTATATATCCTCGCCGTTGGCAAAAGCGTCCATGCGCCACTGCTCTCCGGCGATCCAAGCAATGACACGGGCTTCAATCGCAGAAAAGTCCGCGACAATAAACTTATATCCCGGTCTGGGTACAAAAGCAGTGCGGATGAGCTGCGATAGCGTATCAGGCACATCTTCATAGAACATTTCGACCTCATCGTAATAACCGTACTTGACTGTATTTCTCGCTTCGGTCAGGTCAGGAATATGATTCTGCGGCAGGTTCTGCAATTGAATAATCCGTCCTGCCCAGCGTCCAGTTCGTGAAGCACCATAAAAGCTGAACATTCCTCTCGCACGGTGATCTGAGCAGGCTGCCGTCTGCATCGCCTGATATTTCTTCACGCTTGACTTCGACAGCATAAGCCTCAGCTCCAGCACTGACTTCACCGGATCTTTCGCAGTCTTGAGCAGTTCCTTCACGGCAGCTTTGTCAAGACAGTCCGATTTATATCCCTGTTCGCCGAGCCATTCCAGAAGCTGATACACGGAATTCGGATTCTCGATGCCGGTAAGCCTGCGCATTTCCGCCGACAGCGTTGCCTTCGCCTGTGCATCCAGCGTAAGCGCTGCATCGACCAGCTCCATGTCAACACGGATGCCGCGATCGTTGATCTCCTGATCGAGATAAAACTGCTCCCAGATGAAATCCGGTACCGGGAAACGGGAAAGGCGCTGGTCAATGGCAAGCTCCGCCTCCACGTCCTGCTTGTTGTACGCCTTGAAGGTTTCCCACTTATCAGGTGCATCGGCAGGAGTGTGGAACTGCGGAATGCCGTTCACCGTTTCGTAAGGTACGCAAAAATACTTGATGAGCGCCTTGCCCTCCGGCATCTTCTGCTGTTCCAGCTTCAGGGCAGCACCTGCAGAAGCCAGTGTCGATGGCAGACCGAGCGTTCTGCAATGGATCATGGTACACTGCCAGCCGACCGGACTTAGATAATCGCCGACAGTATCGGCTTCAATGCTGTAACTGCGGAAGATCTGCGGATACTCCTCCCGCAGATATTTGGAGAGACATACACGCTCAAATTGCACGTTGAACGCCCGCTTGATGACGGACTCATCCGCAAGCGCAGTTAGAATATCTTCGGGGACACGATCGCCGTTCGCAAGATCGTAAAGCTTCACTGCGCCGTCATCAACTGAGACGCTCATCAGCGTGATAGCAAAATACGGAGAATCGACGTAAGCGTATACACCACATTTGGTGATGTCACGGTCACTCCGAGTCTCCAGATCGATTTCTATGGTTTTCATGGTAACACTTCCTTTAAACCCACCCGGACGGTATCCCGTCAGTCGCCCTCCCGACATTCATTGGTTAATTAAGAGAGAAAATCGTCGTCATCGTCGTCCATGTCTGCGAAATCATCCTCTGCACGGGACTTGCCGCCGAGAGGCTCACCGTCGCGGAGCTTCTGGAGATTGTTCAGACCGCAGGCGATGCCCTTATTTCCGTTGGTATTGAAGGCATAGAAGTTGATGGAAGCTCTGCCGTAGATGCCGGAGTACAGCTCACTGGTATCGAGAATCGGCTGGCAGTCGGCATCCACAACACCCGGCTTGGTAGCGCTGTTGGCGTTGATGAAGTAGCTGTCTGCGTATGCTTCATCGTCGGGGCGTTCCTCATCGCCGTCACGCAGCGGCGTCTTGAGGGCTTTCAGCGGCGGGACGGTCTTGCCGTTGCCCTTGAGCTTACCCTGACCTTCCTCGTAAGCCGCCTTGATCGCCGCCTTGATCTTCTCGACGGTCACGGTATCGGACTTCGGAATGATGAGCGACACGCTGTACTTCGGAGTGCCGCCGTTGATCGCCTTCGGCTCATTCACAATGAGGTAGCTGAAGCGGGTGTTTTTGCCAGTAACGACCTTTGTGGGATTAGTAATCTTTGCCATGTTATTCTTCCTCCTGAAAATCATTGATTGTCCATGCCGGACGCTTGTCCGACTCTGGTACGAGTGTAGGTTTGCCCTGCGGCTTTTCGATCAGGGAGCCAAGCAGGGTGTTGAATTTCTTAGTGCCGAGCAGCTTGGTCATTGCGGTCACACCCATGAGCTTCTTCTCATATGGATCATATCCCGCGTCAGTGACAGTCGCTGCAACAGCATCGGGGTTTGTGTATCTGCGGTTGCTGCGTCCCTCCACGACCTTGAAGCCGGGGTAGCTCTTGCCGCCGATAGCCTGTTCGAGCGCATAGGCTTTGACATCGTTCACCCAGCCGATGAAGGTGTCGGCGCGATCGAGAATCATGCTGATCTCGTCATCGGCAAGTGTGTCCGGGACAGCGAAGTCGTACTGCGCCATCTGCAAATTGTACTCAGCCCTCTTACGGCAGGTCGCCTTGATCTTGCAGAACTGACAGTGCTTGCCCGCACTATAATCGCCCTCGCCCTTTGCCGCAAGTGCCGCAGCAGGAATGAGGACTTCCTCTGCCCAGTTGAGCAGTTCCTCCTTCGTGACCTCCGCAATGCTGACATTATCGCGGCGGGGCTGAAATATAATCATGCGGACGGTCTGGATGTCATACAGGCTCTCGAAGAGATTCAAAGCGCCCAGCGCATACATACGCATCTGGCTGTTGCCCTCGGCATCGACAAGTACGCCGAGACCGTATTTGAAGTCGATGACGGTCATCGTGCCGTCGGCTACAATAATACAGTCAGCAGTGCCGAAACTCTCAGCAACCCAGCGAGTGAAGTCGAGACGCTGCTCGACCAGCACCTGCGGATCAGCGCAGGTCTCCTTCGCCGCCTGCACCTGTTCCATGACGAACTCACAGTAGGCTGTGGCGCATTCCTCCATCTCTTCGTCATAGTACTCCAGATCGGGGGTAGGATCGCGCACCTTGAAGCCGAGTGCCTTCTTGACCTTGTACTCGCAGAGAGCGTGTGCGTCCGTGCCTTGCTGAGCGTAGCTGCTGCCGGTATCACCGCCCGCGTTCTCCTTTGCGGAAGGCGGGCAGTTGATCCAGCGTTCGCTACTTGACGGTGACAGAATCGCGTGTGTTCCGGGCATCACAATCCCTCCGCTTCTGCCAGTACAACGGCGTAGTCGCTTTCGGCAATATCCGAGAGCTTTGATGCACCAAACTTGGCGATCAGTTCTTTGACCTCCGCCGTCTTGCCGCTGCGGGAGATCTCCGAAAGGCGGCTGCGGAGCTGCACGAAGGTGACAGTCTCTGCCTTCTGTTCAGGTGCGGGCTGCTCCTTCGGTGCTTCCGCTGCCTGCGGCTCGTCTTTATCGGGATCGTAGATTTCCTCGAACGTGTCGAGATAGGCGTTAGTTGTCTGCGACGAGAATTTCTGTAATGCAGCAGTAAGTGCATTCAGGGCGTTTACCAGTTCCATCATCGGATCCATTATGCTTGTCCTCCTTTGCCAGATTTTTTGCGAGTCTCTTTGACACCACAGAGATTGCCATCAGGGTGTCGATAAGTTCTTGGGTTTTCCTGTTCATGTGTCGTTCACCTCCCTTCACAACCCACTACAGGATCAAGGGCGTTTTGGACGAAACTTTTTCAGAAAAATTTTCCGAACTCGAATTCAAGCAGTTTCCGCACCTTTTCAAGCTGTGAACGATAGGTGCTGCGCTTCAGATTGAGCTGTTCCAGACACTTACGCTCGGACAGGTCTTCATCAAGGCACATCTGACCGACGGTGATGGCTTCGGGCATCAGTTCTTTCAGCCGTTCGAGAAGCTGACGCATCAGGATCTGGTCGGTGGCGATTTCTTCGGTATCAGATGTATCTGCGAAGGTGTCGCCGTGCATTTCCGTCTCATAATCGAGGGAAAGGTTGTCCCCGGCAGCACGATACTCGCAGACGTCACAGTCTCCGTCACATTTCCAAAGGTACTGCTTCGGGCAGCAGCACTGCCCATGATACTGACGGCGGCTGCGGATACGGTTTGTTTCCGGTGTGATGTTGGCATAGACTTCCTCGGAAACGGGAATCAGGGTAACTTTGTGCGGATCATTGGCATCACGCATTGGCAGGTAAAACTGTTTTGACATAAAAAATCCTCCATTTGACTTGCGAATGGAGGAATCTCGACCGGCAAATGGGCATGACGAATCAGACCGCATTCCAGATGGATTACTCCATTCAGGATTGCAGCCGTCAGCTCAAATGACAGCCGTACATATTAACTTGTCCTGCCGCAGACCGTTGAGCAGCCGGTGATCAAGCGGCTCAGTGTGCAGCAGCAGACAGTTTAACGTCTTATCCGGGACAGGTGTTTTTATATCACCACTGGAGAAAACCAGCGGCGCTGGACGAAAGGTCTTCTATATAAGGGGCAGAAAAGCGGGTTCATACAACGGGAAACCGTTGATTATTGGAAATAGTTCACGGAAAATTTACATCTTCCTTCCTGAAATACAGTCCAAGAAAGGTGTCAGATTATTAACCTCCGGACGATATTTTTTATAACGCCCTCCATAAATAGCTCCGAAACCCCGAAAAGTTGTACGTCAACGTGCAACTTTTTTGATATTACAAAATAAAATCTCTGTTTCGATGGATGTGTACAAATCCAGTCCCAAGATTTTGTCGAAAACGCGACCTGCACAGCAAAGTGACTTAGTGCTGTGCATTCCGCACAAGGCTAAACGCTCTGATTGTGCAGATTGACGATTTTTTAAAAGTTCGTTGAAAGTGAATTGTAGCACTGGTAAAAATAGTGATTTTGTGCTATAATGTTTAGTAGGATTTGCTGGGAGTTGCTTGGAGTGCCATTTCGTTTCACTCACTCCCACCGATCTGTATTCATTATGTCATATTTTGATTATTGTTGTCGGAGCTTTTCGGAAAGTTTCGGACCAAATCGGAAATTTCCGAAAATCTCCGTGCTGATATATGAAGGGGCGTGTATGTATGAATCTGTTGGACTTAATCGAACTCTTGGATACGAACTATTCAGGCAGCGATGGTGAATATGATTTTTTCATGCGCCTGATTGATAATTGCATCTCAGAAAACGATCATAATCCATTTTCAGGACTTGAAAGTGACACTGTAGAACATGGTGTCCGTGGACAACACGGTCTGAGTAAGTCCAAGTTTAAGAAGGTATTGAAAGCGAAAAGTCCGAGTAGATTAGTCAAATTTATAAAGGACAGCTATTCGGATGAAAAACAGTATTGCATGGAATGTGAGATACGGAAAAGTATACCGGACTTCAATTCTGAAGGTGCGGATTTTGCTTATCCATGTTCTGATCTGCTGTTTCAACTGATCAATGAGTATTCAAAAACGCAAAAAAAGCAGCGGGAAGAACCCGCTCCTACAGAAAATGTTGAAATCGTTGACGCTATAACACCAACTTCTCAGCCAGAAGTACAGCAGATCATACAGAATCAGTTTAATATTACTCAGAACGGTAATGGCATCAATATTGGTCATGCCAACACAATCGAAATACGTGACGGCAAGGTGGTGACCTTAAAATGAGCAATAAAATGCTTCCAACAGAATCCGGAGAGCCTGATCTTCCTGTTGTTCAAAGGACATACAATTTGGATCAGTCTGGCGATGGAACAAATATCGGTGTAGCGCAAAGCCTTAACCTTATTACTAATGGAGAGGCAGGAATTCAAGCAGAAAACATTGAGAATGTCAATGTCAGCATTTCAGTCGCGCCGCCATTAATAACTCCACAGCCTAAAGTATCGCAGCAAATGGTTGCTGCTGACAGGACACATTATAATCTTTTTGTTACTTACGGTGTTGACTGGACAAAACCAGATGCGGCAAATTTTAAGATCGAACCTGACAGAGTGCTGACTGGTTACATGGAAGACAGTGTGAAAGCAGAGTTTTCTACATTATCGGATGAGGCAATTGCAAGAATAAAACGTTTTCCCAGCATCTTTGCAAATGAGAATAATGCATTTGGACATACTGATGAGGATCAAATTCTTGCATTTGGTTTTGTCAAGCAGATAAAGGTTCGCCGAAATGGTGTGATGATATATCCAGATATCAAGTGCTACTTACCTCAACAGCGCCTGAATGAAGCTCTTTTCGAGCTGGATATAAGCGGAACAGATTCCTTTAATGAGTTTAATCGTATGCACTGGAGCATAAAGAAAATAGACCTGATAGCTGAACTCCGAGAGTTAGGCTTCACCCTGTAAAGTGAGGTGTTAAGATGGATAATAATACCGATAACGAGGTTCTGGAAAGATGGGTAAATCTTGAAGAGGTAGCAAACTATCTGAGCGTCAGTAAAGATACGATACGCGCTTGGATCAAACAGGATAAAATCCCGTATTACAGAGCAGGCAAAATGTATAAGTTCAAAATATCGGAAATTGACGAATATGTAAGGAACGGGAAAATTACAGAGTAAAGGAGCCAAAAGCTATGGAAGGTAAAATGTCATCGGCAATCACTTCAATCATGCTGAACACCAGAACCTATCATAATGTGCTGATTGAGCCGACTTTGATTAATTTCTTCTACGGGAAGAATGGCGTCGGCAAGTCCACCATAGCTGATTGCATCCGTTCCGGAGCCGGTGTCACTCCTTCTCTTTCTGATTATGAAGTCCTTGTTTATGATCGGACATTTATTGATAGTAACATTCGAGCTGAAGGCATTTCCGGTGTATTCAGCGTCAATGAAGGCAATATAAAGATTCAGGAAGAGATAAAAGAAAAAGAAGCAGATCTCGAAAAACTTAAATCACAGCAAACAGCTATTAAATCTCAGCAGGATGAACTCAAAGAAAGACCGGCAGAATTGATGGCTAAACTGGAAACTGAGTGCTGGGGCGAACTTACTGATCTTCGCACTATTCACTTTCCAGAGGCTATGAAAAAGAAGCGTAATAGCAAAAATGCATTTATTATCGAACTACTAAAAGTGGCAAATCCCGTCCAGCACGAAATGAGTGAAATACGCTCGATGTATGAAGCCGCATTCAGTACCGATTCAACTGTCTACAGTAATATGCCTACGGTATCCGTTGTGGAGGTCGAGCAAATCACCGGATATGATTTGCTTGCAAAAGCAATAACCAGCCGTGCAGACACACCATTTGCAGATTTTGTTCGCGCACTTGGCTCAATGGACTGGGTACAATTTGGTCATGATCATTTCACAGAGAACTCAGATAATCGCTGCCCTTATTGTTCAAGAATATTACCGGACGACTTTGAACAGCAGCTTGCATCGTGTTTCGACGATGCCTACGAACGAGAGCGCAAAGCGGTTGACTCGTTCAGATCCCAATATGAACGCTTGATGCAGACAGCGCTTAGTCATCTCAGTCAGAATCTTCAACATCCGTTCCCACGAAATGATTTCTCAGCATATAGCGATAAACTGGAAGCACTCAAAGCAAAGCACGAATTAAATTTGAGCCGTCTTTCTGAAAAAATGAACTCTCCTACAATGAAGATTCAGCTTGAGCCTGTTGCTGAACTACTGAACGAAATAAATCTGATTATTCAGCAGATGAACACAGCCATAGAAGAAAACAACGTAATAATCACTAAACGTAAAGAGAAGCAAGTCGAATGTACCGATATGATATGGGAGCATATGGCTTTTCTGACAAAGGCATATGTTGATAAATACAAAGCTGATACTGCGGAAATAAATGAAAAACTTACAAAGCTGAAGGAAGATTTCGAGACACTTGAACAGAGCATAAGAGGCTTGAAAGCGGATATAGCTGGTCTCTCTCTTCAAATCGTTAATGTTGATGCAACTATGAATAGCATCAATGATATGCTGGTAAACGCAGGCTTTCAAGGATTCCGAGTGAAGAAGAAGCGCGGTGAGCCGAGCAAGTATCAAATTGTACGAGATGATGGAAGCCCAGCACATGGACTCAGTGAAGGTGAGAAAAACTTCATCGCATTCCTGTATTTCTATCACAGGATACTCGGAAGAGACAGCGCTGACGGCGAATTCAAAGAACGAATCGTTGTCATTGACGATCCAGTATCGAGCATGGATAGTTCAGCATTGTTTATTGTTAGTTCAATTGTCCGTGAGTTGGTTTCTGTATGTCACAATAATGGAATCGCTGACGGCGCAGACATCCCTCGATATATCAAGCAAATTTTTATTCTTACACATAATTCCTTTTTCCATAACGAAGTTTCATATAATCGCTTAGGAAACGAGGATTACCATTGTGTTAATTTCTATCTAATCACAAAAAAAGACAATGCTTCAGCAATCATTCACTGCACGAAAAAAGATGCCTTCGGCAGAACCCCTGCATTAGAACAGAATTATACTCCCGTATACAATGCATACAGAACACTTTGGAGGGAATATAAAGAAGCCACATCTCCGATTGTACTGAAACAAGTAATTCGACAGATACTCGAATACTACTTCATTCAGATATGTGGCTATAAAGGCGAGCAGCTTTCTGATCTGCTTAAAAAAGAGCAAAGCCTCTTTATAAAGGAAAATGACGACGGTTCAGAAAACCGTGACCTTTTGCTGGCAGTCGATTCTCTGCTGCACTATGTTGGCGCAAACATTCACGGCTTGTCTGACGGCTATGATTATATCGATGACACTGCCGACATGGAAAGCATAAGAGAAACATTCCAGCAAATATTTATTGCAATGAAACAGCCTCAGCATTTTGATATGATGATGCAGTCGGTATAAGATGTAAAACAAATAAGACAATGGAGGGATTACAGTGGGAACAATTATTGATATGAGAAAACTGCCAAGCGAAGAGACTGTATTTCGCCTCCTGATATACTGCAAGGAAACACCTGAACTGTCCAATGAAGCAGTTTCCGCTAATAAGTATTTAGCTCGTGAATTGTTATCATTCAAGCCATTTCAAAGAACAATGAAACTTGAATCTATCTTTTTTAAGTTCCTGCAAGAGCATCCTGACAACGTTTTAATAAAGGACATCGATGTACTATTCAATCCGGAATATAAGATCGACGTTATGAAAATGCTATTGTCTGTATACAAACGGAAAAAGTTCCGTTTGGTATGGTCAGGAAGCTATCTTAATGGATGCCTTACATATAGTGAAGAGGGACGCTCAGATCATAAAACTTACAATATCAATGAATACGACATTATGTGCGTAATTTAAGGGAGGAACCGGAATATGAAATACTCACAGTTGATAACCTTTAATCCCATCGAGGATGTAATCCAGCTCGTTTCAGCTGACGATGCAAATAAGGCAAGAGAATATGTAAAGACTTACGTTATGTCTGACGCAATGGCTGAAAACCTTCAAGCGCCTGTAATTGATCAACTTCAAATGGATGAGGTTATCGATAACAAAGGCGTTCTTGTCGTCGGTAATTATGGTACCGGTAAATCTCACTTGATGTCTGTCATTTCTGCTATCGCTCATGACGCAGAAAACTTACAGTATTTACAGAATGCAAAGTTTGCGGAAAGCCTAAAGCCTATCGCCGGCAAATTTGAGATTCTCCGTATTGAAATCGGCGGTGTAACAATGTCTCTTCGCGAGATTCTTTTCGGTTTTATTCAGGAAGACTTTGAAGCAAGAGGGATTTCGTTTGACGTTCCCGATTTTAGTACGGTCAGGGATAATAAGAAACTTATCAAAGATATGATGATGGCGTTCTCTAAAAAGTATCCTGACAAAGGTTACCTGATTGTTGTCGACGAATTTCTCTCATATCTTACATCCCGTGATGAGCGTGAAATAGTCTTAGATTTGGAGTTCTTCAGGGCTTTAGGCGAAATGTGCTCTAAATCTAATCTGCGCGTTATCTTTGGTGTTCAGGAGAAGATATTTGATAATCCTCGCTTTAGCTTTGTTTCCGATACACTGAAACACGTTAGCGACCGTTTTACTCAAATCATCATCAGAAAAGAAGACACATCCTATGTTGTTTCAGAAAGAATCCTGAAAAAGACGCCTGAGCAAAAGGCATTGATTCGTGCGCATCTTGAGAAGTTTTGCAATCTCTACACTGGGATGGCATCAAAACTTGATGATTTCGTTGATCTTTTCCCGATTCATCCGTCATATTTCGATGTTTTCAATAAGATTTACCTGATCGAAAACAGACATATCTTGAAGAACATCTCTCTTGCAATTAAAAACATCTTTAATGAAGATGTGCCAGAAGGTGCGCCGGGAATTATCTCGTTTGATGATTATTGGCTTGCTATCAAAACAAATGGCTTACTCAAGAGTGATGTTACAATAAGCAGAGTTGTAAATGCAAGTAGCCAGCTTGAAGAAATCATCAATCGCTCCTTCCCTAAAGCTACATATAAACCATTGGCGATAAAGATTATTTATGCGTTAAGTGTACACCGACTGACGACAAACGGTCTTGATATTCAGTTTGGACTCACTGCTGAAAATCTGAAGGACGACCTTTGTCTTCATCTTCCTATGCCTGAAGAGGATGCTGATTTTCTTCTTGGAATCGTTAAAACTACGTTACGTGACATTATGACTACGGTATCAGGACAGTTTATCATCTACAACGACGCAAACAGCCAGTATTATATTGACGTCGATAAAGTAGTTGATTACGACGAAAAAATCAAGCAGAAAGCCTCCCTGATGGCAGATGGAGAACTCGATCGTTATTTCTATCAGATCGTTTATAGTTGCTTGGAATGGGATAAGAAGCAATATGTTCCGGGTTTCAATATCTATGAGCATGATCTCAATTGGGATTCGCACAGCATTTTCCGGGAAGGATATCTTTTTATGGGACTTCCGGGAGAAAGAAGTACCGCGCAGCCAGAACGTGACTTCTATATGCACATCATGCCGCCGTACTCCGGAGCAGGAATAAGCACCGGTAATTTAGATGATGAAGTGTATTTTTATTTCAAATCTACGGAAGAATTCAAAGAAATGGTTTCTCTGTTCTCCGCAGCATCTGAACTCGCTAAGATAAGTGAAGGCAAGGATAAAGAAGCATATAGCAACAAAGCAATGATGCTTAGAAGGCGGCTGATTAAGTATCTTAGTGAAAACAAAAACACCTGTTTTGATGTCGGCTACAAAGGTGAGAGTAAACAGTTGATACAGGTGCTTAAAGGACGTTTCAATAAGGATGCAACTTTCGGTGACACGCTTGATCTCGCTGCATCCATCTGCTTAGACCATTACTTCGGCACTATTTATCCTGAGTTTCCTAAGATGGAAACCAAGATTACCCGAAAAAATATGTATGACAATGCGAGAGCTGCTTTTGATCATTTTGCCGGAAGGAAATCACAGATGTCAGCAATGGTTCTGCGCAGCTTTGGAATTCTTGATGGTGAAAAAATCAAGCCGGAAGGCTCAAAATACGCAGCCTATTATATTGACCTTGTTAAGAAACTTCCGCCACAGGGCGTATTGAATTATTCTGATCTTTTTGAGCCGCTGCGAATGGATCAAATTGATAAGAAGTTCCGCATCATGCACGTATTTGCTCCTGTTATTTTCCTCTCTATGGTTTATGGCGGATATGCGGAAATCACTCTCAACAATGGAAATAAGATAACTGCAGCAACTTTAGATACGGTTCCTAAGCTCAGCGTAACAGATTTGTATACATTCAAGTATCTTTCAAGACCTGCGCAGATTGCGATGGCTGAATTGAAGAAGATGTTTGATGTTTTGGATATCAATCCTGCTTTGCTCGATAATCCCAATGACCGCGAAAAAGGTGTTGAGGAGCTTCTGAAGAAGGCACAAGATCTTTGTAATTCTGCGGTACTTGTTGAACGAAAGCTGGCGGACGGCTTTGAACTGTGGGCTGAACCTCTTGTTAATTCACAGGTTATTCAGAGAATGCGCAGCGCTTGCACCGCTGTAAAAAATGAATTCAGCAATTATAATGCTCGATTCAATACTCCTGCTAAGCTGAATAATTTCAGCCTGTCTATGGAGCAGGTCGAGTCACTGGCTGAAGACATTGCTCTGCTTTATCGCATTCCTCAATATCTTGCGTTCAAGGAAGGTTGCTTCTCTGATGTTACTTATATTTCAGGCATCGAGTATATCGATCTCGGCGCTGAAATGAAGTCCGAAATTGAAAGCGCAAAAGCAAAGTTCCGTGAACTTCGTGACAGCGTTCTTGACGGAACATCCGGTGAGTCAGCAGCACAAAGTGTCTGTGATGAACTTAGCAAAATCAAAGATAAATACATTGACATCTATTTTGATGCGCACAAAAAGAAGCGACTCGGCATCGAAGACGCAAAGCGCAGAGGACAGATTCAGGAAAGCCTGCTGTTATCAAATCTTAGAAAGCTGCGCGGAATCGATATCTTGTCCGGCGCGAAACTGACTGAGATTGAACAGGATTTGGCAGCTTTGAAGGTGTGCTATGAACTGACACCGACCGAGTTAAAGCAGAGTTCCGTTTGCCCGCACTGCCATTTTGGTCTTGAAGACAAGGCTGTAAATGTATATGGTCAGCTTGATAACTTGGAGGATCGTATTGAAGCACTGGTTGCTGAATGGACAAAGATGCTGATAGACACGATCTCCGATCCGCTGGTTCTGAACCAAAAAGAATACCTGAATGCAAAGCAGGCAAAGGTAATCGATGACTTCGTTTCCTCCGGCGCATTGCCGCAGCGAGTAGATGATTTCTTTGTAACGAGCATTCAGGCACTTCTGAAGAACTACGAACCGGTAATCATCGAAACGGAAGAACTGATCGAAAAGCTGGAACAGCTCCCGCCGATGAACGAAACAGAATTCAAGGCAAAGCTGAATGACATCATTTCAGCTTATACGAAAGGCAAAGATGCGTCAACACTTCGTATCGTTGTAAAAAGAAGAGAAAGTGAGGAATAATCGATGGAAAAGCGTAAACTAACAAGAGAGGATATAGATAAAGTTCGTGGCATCGAAGGCTTTCCTATCGGCTCGGATGAGGACATTATTGCCCTCTCCGATGCTCCATATTATACTGCTTGCCCAAATCCTTTTATTGAGGAATTCATTAGAGAAAAAGGTACTCCTTATGACGAGGAAACAGATGAATATCACAGGGAACCTTTTGCTACTGATGTCAGCGAAGGTAAAAAAGATCCTGTTTATAACGCACATAGCTACCACACAAAAGTCCCTTATAAAGCGATCATGCGCTATATTCTTCATTATACAAACCCCGGTGATATTGTTTTTGACGGCTTTTGTGGAACCGGAATGACCGGCGTTGCAGCACAAATGTGCGGTAGCTTTGATAATTCACTTGCCTTTGAACTAACTGGAGAATTTGCAAGTGACAAATGGGGAAAACGACACGCAATTATAAGTGACCTGGCTCCTGTCGCTTCTTACATATCCGCTGTTTATAATACACCAGTTGATACGGAAAATTTTAAGGCGGCTTTTGATAGGGTTTCGCAAAAAGCAACCGACGAATGTTCTTGGATGTATGAAACCAAAAATAACGCTGGTGTAAGCTGTCATATAAATTACACTGTATTCTCAGACGTTTTTATTTGTCCGCATTGTGGCAAAGAAATAGTATTCTGGGATAGCGCCATAGACAAAGAAACCGGAGGCGTTAAAACAAGTTTTCGTTGTCCTTCATGCATGGCTGAGGTGACTAAAAAGGAATGCGAAAGAGCAACTATTTCATATTACGATAAAGCAGTAGATGAAATAGTCAAAACGACAAAGCAAGTTCCTGTCTTAATTGCTTATCAGGACACAGATGGAGAGCACACAAAAGCACCAGATGAAGAAGATATTTCATTAATCGAAAAGATTAACGATATGGATATTCCTTATTGGTATCCAACTAATCTAATGATGGGTATTGGCGAAAAATGGGGTGACAGTTGGCGTGCGGGCTATCATCAAGGAATGACAAGGATTCATCACTTCTTCACAAGAAGAAATTTGTATGTATTAGCTTCTCTTTGGGATTCTATCATGCAGGAAGAAGACCACAACATCCAATTAGCATTAATGTCTGTTATAACAGGTGTGATGCAAGGAGTCAGCAAGTTACAAAGATTCAGACTCAATTCCGGATTCCCTAATATGATTCTGTCGGGTACCCTTTATGTCGGATCAATGATTCGAGAATGGAATGTGCTTGATTGGATTCAAGGGAAGTACAAGGCGATAATGAAATTAAAAAACGCAATTTCTGTTTTTTCACCATGTGACCGAATTATAAGTACGAATTCATTAACCGAAACGAGCGTTCCGTCAAACTCAATTGATTACATTTTTACAGATCCGCCTTTTGGGGATAATCTCATGTACTCTGAGTTAAGTTTTATGTGGGAGGCGTGGCTCAAGGTCACTACACAAAATTCCACTGAAGCTATTATCAATAGTGCTCAACATAAAGGTCTAATTGAATATCAAACCTTAATGACCAAGTGTTTCGAGGAATACTATCGTGTATTGAAGCCGGGACATTGGATGACAGTAGAGTTTCATAATTCGAAAAACGCTGTATGGAATGCAATTCAAGAAAGTCTTAGTCGTGCAGGGTTTATTATTGCAGATGTCAGAACTCTTGATAAGAAGCAAAGTTCCTATACACAGATCAAGAATACTACGGCAGTAAAACAAGATCTTGTAATATCTGTTTATAAGCCGAAGAATAAGTTTACTACCGAATTCCATTTAAAAGCGGGTACCGAAGAAACCGCATGGGCTTTTGTGCGTCAGCATCTTGAGAATGTTCCTGTTGTCGTTGATTCAGACAAAAACGGAAAACTTGACATCGTTGCTGAACGTCAAGCATTCCTCTTGTTCGACCGCATGGTTGCATATCATATCATGAATGGACTTGCAGTTCCAATAGATGCACCAAGCTTTTACAAAGGTCTTGATGATCGTTTTCTAAAACGCGACGGGATGTATTTCCTGCCTAATCAAGTAAATGAATATGATATGATTAGAGCAACTTGTGATATCGAGCCAATCCAGTTTTCTTTCTTTGTTTCTGATGAAAAATCAGCTATAGGCTGGTTATATCAGCAACTTGATGAGAACAACGGCGGCAACCCTCAAACTTATGCTGAGCTGATGCCTAAGTTCATGCAGGAGTTGAAAGCAGTTGATAAACACGAAAAGCTCCCTGAACTTTCTGAAATTCTGGAAGAAAACTTCCTAAAAGATGATGGCGGGCGATGGTATGTCCCTGACCTAACCAAGAGCGGAGATATTGCCAAGCTACGTGAAAAGAACTTGTTGAAAGAATTCCAAGAATACATGGCGAGCAAAGGCAAGCTGAAGGTATTCCGTTCTGAAGCAATCCGCGCTGGTTTTGCAAAACTCTGGAAAGACAAGGACTATGCCGCAATTGTTGCTATGGCTGAACGTTTGCCAGAAGAAACAATTCAGGAAGATCCAAACCTCCTGATGTATTATGATATTAGCTTGAGCAGAGTATAATCTGCTTCAAAGGAGATGATTTAATGTTGCAGATTGGCGATTTTGCATTTGATACAACAACTCGCGCCAATGTGCAGGTGCTGGAAAAGATAGTCGCGTGGGGCTTTACTTCCTATCGCGTTTTCAATCCAGCCACAGGCAAGGTTTATAAGGTGTCAGAAGAACAATTGAATAAAGAAGGCGGCACCAACACCTATGATGAGAATTATCTCCGCTATGTAATGCTGCTCTCGAAAATCAAAAATGAAACCGCTGGCGGGCTTCTTTCATCACTCGCCAGCGGAGTGATTCCGCTTCCGCATCAGCTTCATGTTCTGAACCGAGTAATGGAGCATAAAACAATCAGATACATACTGGCTGATGAAGTCGGTCTCGGAAAAACGATCGAAGCCGGTATGGTAATCAAAGAACTGAAAGCCAGAGGCTTGATTCAGCGTATTTTGGTCGTGTGCCCTACCGGTCTCGTAACACAGTGGGCATCAGAAATGCGGGAGAAATTTCATGAAAAGTTCCATGTGATTCTCCCGTCAGATTATGATACGATTCGCCGCCTTACAGATAATGATGATGTATATGGGCAGTATGATCAGGTCATATCACCAATGGATTCCATCAAACCTCTGGTTAAGCGTATCGGCTGGTCGGAGGAAAAGATTGAGCAATATAATCAGGAACGTATATATTCGATCATCAATAGCGGCTGGGACTTAGTTATCATCGATGAGGCACATCGTGTTGCGGGTTCTACCGGCGAGGTTGCGAGATATAAACTCGGACATCTTCTTTCGCAAGCAAGTCCATATTTGTTGCTTTTGTCTGCAACACCTCATAACGGCAAAACAGAGCCGTTCTTGAGGCTTGTTCGCCTTCTCGATGAAGAAGCCTTCCCGAATGCTCGGTCAATTGTTAAAGAGCAGGTTGCGCCATATCTGATACGAACCGAAAAGCGCGAAGCGATAGACAACAACGGAAACAGGCTCTTCAAAAACAGGATCACCCACTTGGAACTTCTGAACTGGGATGAGCGTCATACTATGCAACGCGAGCTTTATAACATGGTGACTTCTTATGTTTCAAAAACATACAACAAAGCTCTGCGTAATCGAAAAAAGAATATGTGCCTGATTTTCCTGCTAATCATTATGCAGCGCATGGTTACAAGCAGCACGACAGCAGTAAGGCAAAGCCTTGAAAGACGTCTTGAAGTCTTAAAGAATCAGACTACAAAATTGGGTTCACTAACAGAAGCCGACCTTGCTGAGCTTGATATCGAGGACGGTGTTGAAGAGGCATTAGAAGCGATTTCACTTGATGCTAAAGAGGAAATCTCAGAGCTTGAAAACATTATTTTTACGGCAAAACAAGCTGAATTACAGCATCCTGATGTAAAAATCGAAAAGCTTTTTGATATAATCGACTCTCTTTTAAGTGAAGATCAGAATCAGAAGATTATTATATTCACAGAGTTTGTTGCTACACAGGAATATTTAAAGCAGAAACTCCTCTCCAGAAGCTATACTGTTTCGATCTTGAACGGTAGTATGAGCATTGAAGAAAGGAACGATGCGCTTCAGGAATTCCGCGATAAGACAAACATCTTCATCTCAACGGATGCCGGTGGAGAAGGTTTGAACCTGCAGTTTAGTAATATTATCATTAACTACGATCTTCCGTGGAATCCAATGAAGATCGAGCAGCGTTGCGGTCGTGCTGATCGTATCGGTCAGATGCGCGACGTCCAGATTTATAATTTCATAGTAGAGGATACTGTAGAAAACCGCGTTCGTGAAGTTTTAGAAGAAAAGCTATCTGTGATTTTGCAGGAAATCGGTGTTGATAAATATTCGGATGTATTGGACAGCGAGGTTGCCGAGCTTGACTTTACCGAAACCTATATGCGTTCTATTTCACAGCCAGCAAAGCTAAAAGAAGCAATGGCTCCTGTAGAGACGGAAGTAAGACAGCAAATGGCGAATGCCCGAAAATACAAAGATGTTATCAAAGAGGATAAGGATTTATCTGAACTGGTCGGTCGTGAATCAGATTTTGATGTAGAGGAGGCTCTGCAACAGCTATTAATCTACTACGACAACTGGCAGGGAAATGAATTGACTCTAATGACAAACATCGGCATAAATGATGATAGAATAACTAAACACCTTAAGTTGGATATTGTTCAGGATCGATTCTCTCCGCTCCTTTCATTATCAATAAAGAATTTCCCTAATGAAGCAGGTTATTTTATGCTCTGGGAATTGTCACTTACAGACGTCGACAGCGATCGGCGCATTATTCCAATTTTCGTAAATGAAGCCTTCGTATTACGCCCGGTTGCAGGAAAAAGGATTTCAGATGTTCTTCTTGATCCGAATTCAAAATTGTCTGTAAAATCAGTGCCTAATATCGGCGCGGATGATTATGCTTCTTTAGAAAAAATCAGCATGGATTTCGCTTATGATGTCTTTGTTACTATGAAATCGCAATACTTACAAAGGAATCAGGAAAGCTACAATAAATATATGTATGCTTTGCAGCTTCGCACAGAAGCTGCTGACCAGATAGGAATTGAAAATATCAAGCAATCCCGCTTGGCGAGACTTCGAAGAGAAAAAGAAACAATAGAGGAACAGTATAGAAGAGGACAGCAGGTCTTCCCTGATTTTCGCATGGTTATGCTTGTCAGATTGGAGGCGTGAATATGATCGCTGAATATATTTATGAAAAGGCAGAAGCGGATTATTCGAATCGCGTCTTGCTGATGGATTTGGATGACCTTGAAAGTCTTACCCATTACAGTACTTATTTCTCTCTAAAGGGTTTCAGTATCATTCACTATCAGAACGATCTTCAACTTAGAAGTGAGCACGATAATGCTTTTTATGATGACAATGGGAAATACCTACTAATAGTCTCTAAGGAAAGCTATGTTCCTTACGACATCATCAGGAGATACAGATGCACAAACATATCTCTTTCAGCTATTTTTCCTAAATTGAATACTTCTGTCATTAAGGATCATTCAGAAATCAACTATGATTTGCTTGCACTTGCCTATAAAGACCTGTTTGTTGATATATCGGATTGCCAACAAACTGAAAGGTTCATCAGAACTGCTGTTTATTCAACAACAAATGTTCAGACATTTATTAATATTAAGAATGCAGAATTGCATTCATTAGTTCAATCAGCAGTAACATATAAGGATTGGTGCGAAGTCGCAAATCTTAAAGCGGCAATTGACAGCATGGCTGCTGAGTATGAGCTTATTATAGAGACGGATGACATACATGAAGGATTCGTTTCTTTTATTCTTGAAAACTACGGCAAGTTAAAAGGAAAACCAGATACAGACAGTCCTGTTCTGGTAAGCCAAGCGATGGACTTTATGTACGAGAATAGCGATAATCATAAATTTGCTATTATCGTAATGGACGGAATGTCAGAGTTTGATTGGACGATTATATCCCGGAGCTTTAATGGCATTCATTATATCAAATCTGATGTTTACGCAATGATCCCTACAACAACATCAGTGTCCCGGCAATGCCTGCTTTCAAACAAGTTACCGCTTATGCTTAAAAATCCGTGGAGCCAAAGCAAGGAAAAAATGAGTTTATAGAATGTGCCGAGAGACTCGGCTTTTCTTCAGAACAAATCGGCTATGACCGCGGTTATGAGGCAGACTTCGGACCTTTTATACGATGCGGTGCCGTGATTATCAATGACGTTGATGATATTGTTCATTCGCAAAAGTATAGCCGAACCGGAATGTATCGTGATATAAGTGCGCTCACCAAACAAGGTCAGCTTGCAAAGCTGGTTAAACGCTTATTATCAAACGGCTTTGACGTCTTCATAACTGCTGATCATGGAAATACGCCATGTGTAGGCATGGGACAGCTTAAAAAGCTGGGCGTTGAAACAGAAACAAAAAGTCGGAGAATGCTTGTCCTAAAGGATTTTGCTGATAGCCAATCTTATAAAGAGCAGTATTCTTTGATTGAATTCAATAAAAACAATTACCTGAGTAAGGACTATTGCTATCTGCTCTGTGGCGCTGGCGCGTCATTTGATGCGCGTGGAGAGCGCGTAATGAGTCATGGCGGTATTACGATAGATGAGGTAATCGTACCATTTATTACAATTAAGGCGGTAGATAACAATGGCTAAGACTGTCGGACTATCAAGAAAGATCACGTTGCAATGGCTCAATAAAGCTGTCGAACTCCGTGAGGCTAACTTGACCGAAGAAGAATATAAAACAAAGATGAACGAATACCTTTCCTTTGAAATAGGCAGCCCAACAAATCTGCGCAAAACAAGAGAAATACTTATGCGTCTGTGGTTTTATGAGGATGATCAGATTGTCACACAGATTCGTAATGAGGCTCTTCCGTTAATAAAAAAGCATCCTGATTATGCTATGCCTATCCACTGGTGCATTATGTTGGTGTCCTATCCCGTTTTTGCTGATCTCAGTAGATTGATGAGTAAAATCGCAGAATTTAACGACGTCATTATACTTAGTCAGCTTAAGCAAAAACTGTTCGACGAATGGGGTGAGCGTTCCACGCTGTATCATTCTACAGACAAGATTATTCAGACCATAAAGGAACTTGGTGTTATTACTGCAAACAAACCGGGAAAGTATACAATCATCAAGCACACTGTGAGCAATTCTGAAATTGTTGAATTTATGCTTCATGTTGCTTTGAAGGTCGATGGGAACAGCTACTATTCATTTACTGAATTAAACGATTTCGCCGTCCTCTATCCTTTTGATTATCAGGTGTCAAGAGAAATCGTTACATCCGACGAGATGATTGTATGCTCAAATCTTGGAGGAGAGTTATCTGTTGCCTTAAAGGAGATGTGATATATGCCAGAACAGAAAATTATCGACCGGGAAACCTACCGTGCGATAAAGAAAATGAGCCGTGATGAGCTACAAGCCTTCCTAATGCGCTACGCTGACGGACTGCTGGAGAAAGACGGCAAGTCTATTGACCTACGGGAGGTTGAAAAAGACGTCCGGCAGATCAAAGGCATCGGTGATAAACGCGTCGAAGAAATCATGGCAGTATTTGAAAAGCATCTGGGCGTTTGAAAAAAGCCGCTGAGTGGTACATTCCACTCGGCGGCTTTCTACATTTTAACGAACCCACATAAAATTTAACGAACCTATCGGGTTCGTTAAATTTTGCACCCAGCGGCTTTCAGCGCACCGGCAACAGGGCAAAAAAATAAGACCTCATCGGTCTGACGTTTGCGAAAAGCCCTGAAATCAAGCCTTTTTGCGGTATTCCTTGTATCAATCCCGTAACTGCTTTATCATACAGTATGCCGTCATACGGCTCTATCAGCTCGGCAATAAGATTAACGATACATTTCGGAGTATAGAATTCGCCCTTGCCTTTACCTTCTGCGAGAGCAAACTTGCCGAGAAAATATTCATAGATACGCCCGATAATATCGTTCTCGGAGTCATCGGTGTTGATCTTGTCGATTTCATCAAGTAGAGATGCGAGCTTGCTTGTGTCGATATGCAGACGGGAATAGTAGTTGTCGGGAAGTGCGCCTTTCAGTGCAGGATTTGTTTTCTCTATCGTAAAGAGCGCGGTATCTATTTTCAGTGCAATATCATCCTGCTTGGCATTTTCCATGATAAAGCTCCAGCGGCTCTCGGCAGGAAGATAGAAAACATTGTCTTTCGTATAGAAAGCGATATTGTCAACAAACTTATCCCCATATTTTTCAGCGATCATTTTACGCTGAGCTTCAAATTTATCACTTGCGAATTTCAGGAAGAATAAGCTCAGAACAACGTGCTTATATTCCGCAGGCTCAACAGAGCCACGCAGTTTATCAGCTGATTTCCATAATGCTTCTTCCATTGAAACTATCTTTTTCGGTTTAGCAGCTTTTGCCATTGTATACCTCCAATATAATCAAAGTTCTTCGATCTGCAAATTCTTGTCTTTAATTATACCACAAATCGCCCTGTTTTTCAATCCCCGCACAGCACTTTTTCAATAAAAACTAAACAGACTACGTAGCTACTTTGAGGTGTTTTTTGCCCACTAACCTTTTTGTAATATAACACCCTTCTCAGATTTTCTGTGAAAACCTCTTGACAAAACACTGCTCCTGTGCTATAATGCACATATCACAATAAAGGTTCGATACTATCACAATACAGGTACAAAGAAGGGATGATATTACCATGGCAGCCAAGAAAAGTTATGACACAATAAGCACAGAAGAAGGCATCAATCTCAGCGGATTCAGTACAGTTCATCTTGATTGCGCTCATAGTGTTCTGCAAGAAAGACGACTGATCCTGGAACTGACGCAGAAGCAAATCGCTGAAAGGGCGAAAATTCCGCTATCTACCTATCAGAAGTTCGAAACCGGAGAAAGAAATATCCGTACTGCAGCATTTGAAGTGACTTGCCGTGTGCTGAATGCTTTGGAGCTTGATATTGAAGGCTTCTACCACGGAATCTATGCAATCGGCGAGGAGGTATATATTGACGAGGAGGGGCAGAAGTATGTCCGCACAGGCAGACTGACCTCTGAGGAGATCGATGATGACGAGGCAATCAACGTCGTGCGTGTACATATAGTCGATCGCTCTCTTATCATTCCACTGAAACTCCTCCGTATTATAAATAAACCGGATAAGATTTATCTTATGTATCATAAGGATGACAGACGCTTTGGTATCCGTGCGTTGAAGGAGTCTATTGACGGTGCTATATATATCCCGCAGGAAGTCTACAGCGGGAAATGGCGCGGCATTCGTATTGAAAATGATGTGTTTATCAACCTTATCTACTCTATCATACAGAGAGATACAGGAAGATACTTTGTAGAGCCGCACTTTAATGAATACGGATTCATCGTTCATTTAGATGAGACTGTGAAATCCGATTACAAGACAAAGCCGGATAAGTATTATCTTTTGAATCTGAAGTAACAGGGAGGAAAATTACATGAAAAGCGATAGGAAAGCTTATGTTAGCCCGCATAACCCCAATGTTATGGTACTTCCGTCTGATCCGAAAGCCGTTCAGGAGGCGCATGAACAGGAAGTGAGTCGAGTGTCAGTTAACGGCGAACTGCTCGACTTATATCGTAAATTGGACACAGCTCACATTAAGCTCAAAGAGGATGACCGTATTATTGGTCTTCTCATGCAGCAGCGGAATCAGCTTGCCTCCGAGATTACAGATATGGAGCAGCGTGTTCAGAAGCTGGAAGAGGAAAAGAAAAGACAATAAGGAAAGGCTCTGTACCATGATACAAAAAAGGTGTCACAGCACAGAGCCTATTATATTTATACGGCCTTCTCAAAACACATCTCCGTCAAAGCTCTCCGGCTAACCTCCTGCGGATTCCCGTCAGGCTTTATCCAGCTTTCAACATCCTCTCGCCGCAGTATCATGGGCATCCTGTCATGAATCCCTCTCAGCTCACCAATAGCATCCCGTGTGAGAACTGAGAAAACAGGAACCTGCAGCCCATTACGCTCCTCAAACCGATATAATCCCGCCAGCATAGTCGTATGGCTGTCTTTCGGCTGTATCAGATACTTATCGCCGACCTTAGAACGTTTTCCATCCGGGCTTCTGAAGTGTTCCCACTCAAAATACCAGCTACAGGGAATCACGCACCGCCGCCGGAACCATGAGTCCTTCCACATTTCCTTCTGACTTGCTGTTTCAAGGCGGCAGTTGACTATCGGTGCATCAGTTGCTTCGTGACTGAAGCCCCATATCATTGGGAAAACTGCAACCCTGCCTTCCTTATTCGGTGCAAGAACGGCGGTGACATCGGTCGGTCGCATCTCACCGGACATGGTCAGCGGCTTGCCGAGGTGCCTCATCATATCATCTGCTAACTTCAGTTTCTGCGCTCTGGTGATAATTGGAGCGTAATATGCAGGCTCCACATAAAAGCGAGTACACATATAATCACGACCTTTCAGCCCTCGATCTTTCTCTGCTTATAGTGTTTCCTGCAAAGCGAGATATAGCTCTCGTTGCCGCCGAGTTGAAACTGTTCGCCCTCTGTGACCATCTCTCCGTTCAGCAGCCTTGCATTAAAATGTGCCCGCTTGCCACACCAGCATATCGTCCGAATCTGCTCTATATCGTCTGCAAGCTCCATGAGCCGTTGTGCGCCGGGGAACAGATGGCTCTGGAAGTCTGTCCGCAGACCGTAGCATATAACGGTGATGTTATGCTCATCGACAAGATCACTGAGCCTGTCAATGATCTCAGGTGCAAGGAACTGCACCTCGTCAACGATAATGCAGTCATAATGCTCTCCGCTATAGTTTTCGAGAAAGTCTTCAGCAAATTCGCAAGGCTCCTCCAGACCAATACGGGACTTTATCACTTTTGCACCGTCTCTGTCCTCGCATCGCGGCTTCAGAAGCACGACCTTTTTGTCGCGTTCATAGTAGTTATATCGTACCATCAGTGCATTGGCAGTCTTTGAACTGCCCATCGCACCATATCTGAATATCAGTTTTGCCATAGATTTTACTCCTCATCGTCCTCGTGCATGGCGTCGTATCGCTCGGCATCTTTCTTGCTTGCAATTGACGCAGGTTCAAGGATACCGAGAACACGGCCGATCAAAGTGACATTGTCATATTCTGTGAATGTCATAGTATCATAGTTTTCATTATACGATACCAGACCTTCCTCTTCATATATCTTTATATATGTACTGTTGCCCACCATAAAGGCTCCGACCTCGCCGCATTGCAGTTCAGGACAGCCGGGATACTTCTCCACAAGAACAAGGTCGCCATCGTGGTATTCAGGCTCCATACTGTCTCCGTTGACCGGAAATACAAGGTCTGCCTGTCGTATAGCTGCGTTCGTATTCGGATACAGATAGATCGGTGTACCGTGATCCTCAAACTCAGCACCAACGTCAAATCCTGCAGCAAGTCCTTTATCGCAGCATACCAGTTTGATAATTTCCGGGAAGCTACCAACGGTTTCTGCTGCCTCAAGCGAAGAGAGCAGGCTGTCGACTGCAAGCTGGTGCGGATACGACAGTCCACGGTATCTCTCTACCATAGACTTCTCCTTATCCGTATAGGTATCTTGCTTGTTTTCAATACCATATAGTTCATACAGCGTGATACCTAGTGCTTCACAGAGCTTGGGAACAACACTGAAATCCGGGCGTGTTCTTCCGTTCTCCCAGTTACTGATAGCATTAGAGGTCACGCCGATCTTTTCTGCGATCACTTTCTGATCTATTTTTTGACGCTCCCTGTAGTACTTAATGCGTCCTCCGACGGCATGAGCGTCCTTTCGGTGTGCAGGATCAGAGATATTACTCTTTTTCCCTGCACTCTCCTCCCTACCCTGTGAGACTGAGATATTCGATTTTTTATGCTGCTTCATAACAAAGCTCTCCCTTCAACAAAAAAGAAAATGTCAATTCTCAAAAACGAACAAATATTCTTATTAAAATCTGTGCAACTCTACAAAGTTTATCAAAGACTTTTCAACGCCGAAATTGTTAGAACTACAAAAAGTGGCGTAGGCATTGTATCTTTGACTACATTATAGCACACTATCGGTGTTTTGTCAACTTGAAATTCCACTTGCAATTCGTTTGAGAGTGTGATATAATGGCAATGTCGGTATTCCGACCGGGGAAAAACGAGACATTGATCTGCCTTCGGTGTGCGGCAGGACAAGCTCATCCCGTTTATGCTCAGAATACCGCCAACTTCGCCATCAACCCACTTCGCCACTATATATAGAGAGATACAGAACAAGAGATAGGGACAGTATCAAAGAAACACAAGTCGCGAAAACAGGAGGGCGTAAATGACTATATATCTTGACAGAGGACCATTTCTCACCATTCCCGACAAGCTGCATCCGGGGCAGTACAAAGTGATCCGTAACCCGGACTGGCATGGGGAACTTCCGGAGATCGTGTCCTTCACCGATTTTCTCAAATGGAACTACACATTGGAGTATGGTCGGCATATCCGTGAACTACACCACTATCGTCAGCTCCCGCTGCCGTGGGGTGTTCCGAGTGATGCCGATATCGAAACTGTCATCATAGAGGAAGGCAGATATGACCGCATAGACCACGATTCCTTTGATATGTATGTGATCTGCAATGTCGTGTTCGATATGAACGGGTACAGGCAGTGTCAGAAATATATCGTACACGGTTATTACTGCTCCAACAGCGTATCGGATTTTCTGTGTGATGCAGAACTGTACAACGGGCAGTTTATCCGACTGAATAATCCTCTGGATGAATTTCTGGTGCCTATCCTTTCAAAGAAGGATTTTGAGAGCATAGCTCAGGGAATATTTGACGGCTTTTATCCATATAAATCGAATTATCCAGGTTGCATCAATACATTTGTGATTGCGAGGTTTATGGGCCTTGACATAAAGTATGCCCGCCTTTCAAAAAACGGCAAGGTCAAGTCCAAACTGATCCTTGATAAGCGGGATACGACCGTCTATGATAAGGACAGCAAAGCGATCAAAATGAAAATTGGCGGTCCTACGATCCTTGTGGATGAGTCTCTGGAGGAGGAAGAAGCACAGAACGCTATTATTCATGAGTGCGTTCACGCTTATCTTCACAACCTGTTCTATGAGCTGCAGAGCTATTATCGGAAAATGGTCGGCAGGAAGATGCCGGAGTTCAATGACTATTTTTACTCCAAAACACAGCGTTGCTGCTTGAAATGGATGGAGACACAGGCAAATGCGATTCCGCGCTTTATTCAGATGCCGGAGGAACAAGCGTCTGAGGTCATCCTGAACTTCTTTGAGCGACTTCCCGGCGAGCCTGATTGGGACGATTACAGAGAACTGATCGATCTTGTAAAATGGAAGTTTGGAGTATCCCGCAATGCTGCGAAGAAGCGTATTATTGAACTGGGGTGGCCGGAAGTACGCGGTGTGTATGTCTACAACACCACAGGATATGTCGAGGACTACGATGTAGAGCTGAGATTCCCGGCGGATTACACCTATACACTGTCGTTCCGACACATCTCCGATGTATTTGCATCCTGTGATACCTTCGCAGAGCTTGTACACTCCAAGAAGTTCATCTATCTGGACGGTCATGTTGTCATCAACAGTGACAGGTATATCCGCAAGGAATACGGCATCGCTATGGGCTTGACCGAGTATGCAAGACATCATATGGCAGAGTGCTGTCTGGATTTCAAACGTGTCTATGCAGAATTTGACTACAGCTATACCTATGGCGAACTGCATAAGGACGAATTGACAGAGATCACAGCTGAGAATCGTTCGTTCAGTGATGAGCAGCGAAAGAAGATCCGCATGGCAATGTATGAGATATCTGAAGAAAACGATAAGCTCGCTGTTCCTTCAGCTGTCAACGAATTCGGCAAGGCAGTGCGTTTCCATATGGAAAGATGCGGTGTTACCTCAGATCAGGTCGCAGACCGCAGCGGTATGGGTGTGAACACTGTCAACAAGATGCGCAGCGGCAAGAAAGTGAAGCTTGAAACGGTGCTGGCATTCTGTGTAGCTTTGGAGCTTGAGGAGTCGTTCCGTCTTGACCTTATGCAGAAGGCAAAAGTCGAATTTGACATGGGTAATCCTGCCCACCGGCTCTATGTGACAATTTTCGAGCTGATGCCGAAGGCAAATGTATACCAGATCAATGATCTGCTGAAGGCAGAAGGCTTTACGCCGTGGACGAGAGACTGTGAGGAAAAGAAGCGGTACGCTAAGAAAAGTATGTAAAAACGACATTTTCAGGAGGCTTTCGAGCCTCCCTTTTTTATGCCCTGAAACATTTTTTATGCAGCCCCCGAAAAAAATGGGGGCGATTTGCGCTTTTGAAACAGTTTAGAAACGAATTGTTCATAGAATATCTATTTAATTTAGACGATATGCACAAGCACAGACTGATACAAGAAGTCAGAACAAGCACAGTGCATAAAAAACAGCCCCCATTTTTTATGTATGTAAAAGACAATTCGGATATGTTATGATATAGACACAGTCAAGGACAGGCATCAGCCTACGGGACTGTAAACAATACCTCACTGCCGGATGCATACGGTAGACGGACGTTCATACAGCAAAAGATTAAAGCCACAGCTATACCCTGTGGGCGGCAGAACAAGCTGTATGTTCTCCCTCTGTATGCATCCGGCTATTTTTATGCCGAAGCATAGAAAAATCACATTTGTTAGTCAGGGCGCGCACTGGCGGACAGATGCTCATAACGGAAAACCATGCCTGCGGTCAGTATTGACCAAAACAGGTATCATGAAAGAATTTCCGTGTGGACATCGTCTGCCTGCGTGCCTTTTACGCAGTAGGAGCATCTGCCGCGAGTGCGTTCCTTGCAGAAAGGAACGACTATGAATAAGATCACAGTAACAGATAAGACCACCCTCGGAGAGCTGCTCTCTATTCTCGACCTTGCAGAAAAGTCCGGCAAGACTCCGACACCGAGAGAGCTGTTCGAGACCGCCGGCGAACCGATCGCAGAAACAAATGACTGTACACTGTTCAGCAACGGCTTTGCTATTTATCAGAATATCACCGGGCGCACAGTCGTGTGGCTGCCGTACTGCAAAAGCTTCACTTTCTATTTTAATAAGCTGAGAGATTCAGAAAAAGACACCTTCAGAGAGACCTACGAACTGCCGGACGGCTTTCTCTCTGCACAGCCGTGGATCCTAGCAGTGACACTGATCGGCGACCACCGCATCGAGGCAAACAGCATGAACCGCACCGGCAGCCGCAAGGACACCACAGATTATGACAGCGCAGACAACGGAGATAAGGACGGTGATATGGAACTGGCGGTAGCAGACCCTTTTCGCAGAGCCTTCAACTGGTACGACGGACGCATGGGTGAGAATCCGCAGGATGCCGTTGAACGTCGTGAGACCAGAGAAGAAATGCTGGCTGCGATGACGGAGAAGCAGCGTAAAGTGTTCATCATGTATTACAGAGATTGCATGACAATTGAAGAAATCGCCGAAATTCTGAGCTGCCGTGTATCAACCGTTCATCAGCATATGAAGTATGCACTTGCTAAAGCAAAAGGCATTCTTGATTGATCAAAACATAAAAATTTTAGTCGATACCGAAAATTTGACTACTCCCACGACAGTATATGAGAGGCCTTGATGCTCCTCACGATAATACATTGGCCGCAAGGCCGCACAGAAAGGAAAAGCTTATGGAAAACAGAACCCCGAAGAACCGTTACAACTGCGGTGCCGCAACCGATCCCGGCAAGTCCGCAGGTAAACCGGATGCCCTGAAGCTGCTTGAAACGGCAATGGACAAGCGTGCCGGAGACATCGCACAGACCGCAACAGATATGTTCCGCTTCATGTCGATGGCATCGGCTATGCTCCCGAACATGGAACTGGATGTCGGTGTATTCCGCCTGAAGATCGATGACAAGGGCGTTTTCTTCGAGATCCGCTACCCGGACGATTTCAGAAAGAAGCTCCGCAGGGACAGCGGGAAGATGCCTGAAAATGATGATGATGACGAGGAGGGACTGATCTATGACGGAGACTAAAAAGAACAAGCTGCCGGAGCCGATCCCGGTAGACGCAAAGAAGCTGATCGACGGACTCGGCACGATCTTCGGCGGTGTTATCCAGCTTCTGAATTCAATGGAGCCGGGCATGGCGCAGCAGCTTGCAGACATGGCGATCAACGGCGTTCCGAAGGAGACAGCTTCGGAGACTATCAATCCGGATGAGTTTGAGGAGATCCTCTCGGCAGACGATCTTCCGTGGGACACTGAGCCGGAGGAAAAACCGAAGGAGCAGCCGAAAAAGAAAGCCCCTGCAAAGAAACAGGAGCCTGCATCGGAGCTGACCGCCGATGACCTTATAAAGGTTGTAACCGGCAAGATCAAGCAGAACAGAGCCAACAAGGACAAGGTTCTCGCCCTGCTGAAATCATATGGCGCAGCAAAGGTCAGCGACATTCCGCAGGATAAGTACGAGGCGTTCCTCACGGACCTGTCGCAGCTCTGATGGAAGGTGAAGCATCATGCCAAGAAAAAAGAAGGAATCAGTCTCCGGTGTTCCGCCCAATGCGCTGAGCATTGACCATGCAAGCCGCGCACATGCAGTCCTGTCGGCATCGGCAGCAAAACGCTGGCTGAACTGTCCGCCGTCTGCACGGCTGAATGAGCAGTTCCCGAATACATCCAGCGAGTTTGCCGAGGAAGGGACAGCCGCACACGAGCTGTGCGAGTACAAGGTGCGGAAGTATCTGCATGACCGCATGGAGCGCCCGCAGTCGGAATACTACACCGAGGAGATCGAGCAGGCGACGGATATCTACGCAGAGTTCGTCATTGGCATCATCGAGGAAATGAAGGCAAATGGCGCAGAGCCGATGGCACTTGTGGAGGAGAAGCTGGACTACAGCCACGTTGCACCGAGCGGATTCGGAACAGGCGACATGATCGTCATCGGAAAAGATGCTGAGGGTCGCGGACTTCTCCACATAGTCGATTACAAAAATGGAAAAGGCGTTTTCGTGGATGCCGACCACAACCCGCAGATGATGCTGTATGCAATAGGCGCACTCAGGGCGTATGACTTTATCTACGATGTGGAGATCGTCAGAATGTCCATTGTGCAGCCTCGCCTTGAAAATATCAGTACCTGCGAGATGTCCGTCACAGAGCTGAATGAATGGGCGGAAAGCATCAAGCCCATTGCCAAACTTGCCTACGAGGGAAAGGGCGAACAGCATCCCGGCGACTGGTGTCGCTTCTGTCGTGCAAAGCCTGTCTGCAAAGCCTGTGCTGATGAAGCACTGGCGCTCTGCCGTGAGGATTTCCTCGACCTTGATGCAGGCGCATTTGACAACACCACAGAGGAAAGCGATATGACCGCCCCCTATGAAGCGGATACCAATACCGCCGTATTCAAGCAGCCGGGACTGATTCCAATCACTGAGCTGGCAGAGATCCTGCCTACCCTGAACAGGATATCCTCGTGGATCGAGGCGGTATTCGCATTCGTCTCCTCTGAAGCGATCAACCACGGCGTACCCATTCCCGGCTATAAGGTGGTCGAGGGACGCAGCAAGCGTATTTTCACAGACACCAAGGCGGTGGTCGATACTGCCGTGCAGAACGGCTACACCGACCTTTACAAGCAGACGCTCATCACACTGACGGAATTTGAAAAGATGATGGGCAAGAAAAAGTTCAATGAGCTGCTCGGTGCATATGTCGCCAAGCCGCCCGGAAAGCTAGCTCTCGTACCGGAAAGCGACCCGAGAGAGCCTGTCGATCTCACATCCGCCCCGGATCAGGAGTTTTCGGTACTGCCTGACGAGGAATAAAAACTACATTTCAGGAGGAAAAAACAATGGCAAACAACAATACAACACCCGCAACGAAGGTCATCGTGCCCTGCCGCATCTCTTTTGCAAACATCTGGGAGCCCAAGAGCATCAACGGCAGCGATGAAAAGTATTCCGTCTCGCTGCTCATCCCGAAGGATGATAAGACGACCCTCGCCAAGATCAAGAAAGCGATCGAGGCTGCAAAGGAGGCCGCCAAGGAGAAGAAGTGGAACGGCAAGATCCCCGCAAACCTCAAGCTGCCCATGCACGATGGCGATATCGACCGCCCCGATGATGAAAACTACGCAGGTCATTTCTTCTTCAATGCAACCAGCAAAGACGCACCGCAGATCGTTGACCGTCATGTGCAGCCGATCCTCGATCCGATGGAATGCGGCAGCGGCGACTATTGCAATGTCTCTGTCAACTTCTACGGTTTCGCAGCATCCGGCAACAAGGGCATTGCGGCAGGACTCCAGAATATTCAGCTTGTCCGTCACGGCGAGCGTCTTGCCGGCAGACCGACTGCGGCATCCGATTTTGTGGAGGTCGAGGGCGACGATGCCGACGAACTTGACGATGACGATATGGATTTCCTGAACTGACAGACAAGGGAGGCGTGTCCTCCCTTTTACATACACAAGGTGGTGATCATTATTGAGCAGACGTGTACTTTCCATCGACTTAGAGACCTATTCGGATGTTGACCTCCCGAACTGCGGCGTGTACCGCTATGTTGAGGGAGATTTCCATATCCTGCTGTTCGCATACGCATTTGACGATGAAGAAACAAAATGCGTGGATATGGCCTGCGGCGAGCAGCTCCCTGCGGATGTTATGGATGCACTGCAGGATGACAGTATTATAAAATCGGCATGGAACGCGCAATTTGAGCGCACCTGCCTTTCAAAATATCTCGGCACACAGCTTTCCCCGGACTCGTGGCAATGCACGATGGTCTGGGCGGCATCGCTGTCCCTGCCGCTGAAGCTGGCAACGGCTGCACAGGCACTGAAAACTGCACAGCAGAAGGACGCTGTCGGTGAGCGCCTGATCCGTTACTTCTCTCTGCCCTGTAAGCCCACCAAAGCAAACGGCGGCAGAACAAGGAATCTGCCAGAGCACGCCCCCGAAGACTGGAAGCTGTTCAAAAGTTACTGCATACAGGACGTGGAAACCGAGCGGGATATTCGCCGGAGACTTGAAAAGTTCCCCCTGCTCCCGCAGGAATGGGACTACTACCACATGGATCAGCGGATCAATGACCGCGGCATCCTGATCGACAAGGAACTGGTACAGCAGGCTATTATCTGCAATATGGCATTGTCCGAGGAAATGACAAAGCGGGCATACGCACTGACAGGGCTTGAAAATCCGAATTCTGTATCTCAGCTGAAAGGATGGCTGGAAGAACGCGGTATTGAGGTGGATTCCCTCGGCAAAAAGAATGTCGCTTCTCTGATCACAGACCTCGACAGGCACAGCGCAGACGGTGAGGCTCTGGATATGATGAAGCTGCGTTTGCAGATGGCAAAGTCCTCTGTGAAAAAGTATCAGGCGGCGGAGAGATACATCTGTCAGGACGGCAGAGCACACGGACTGTTTCAGTTCTCCGGTGCGAACCGCACACAGCGCTGGGCAGGACGCGGGATTCAATTGCAGAATCTGCCGCAGAATCATATCTCTACCCTCGATGAAGCAAGAGAACTGGTCAAAATGGGCTGCTTTGACATGATCGAAGCACTGTACGGCAATACACCGGATATCCTGTCACAGCTGATCCGAACGATGCTCATTCCGAAAGAGGGATGCGAGTTCATCGTAGCTGACTTCTCCGCTATCGAGGCTCGCGTGCTTGCATGGCTTGCCGGAGAGCAATGGCGGCTGGATGCTTTCACAGAAGGAAAAGACATCTACTGTGCATCGGCATCGCAGATGTTCGGCGTTCCGGTCGTAAAGCACGGCATCAACGGCGAACTGCGGCAGAAAGGCAAGGTCGCTGAGCTTGCCTGCGGTTATGGCGGCGGTGCCGGTGCTCTCATTTCTATGGGCGCTCTGGATATGGGACTGAAAGAAGACGAACTTCCCGACATCATTTCAAGCTGGCGCGATGCAAACCCGAAGATCGTGAAATTCTGGTATGCCGTGGAAAAAGCGGCGATCGAAACAGTAAAAGACCATACGGACAGAAACGTTGGCAGGATCGGTTTTCAGTTTTCTGCAAATACACTGTGGATCGTGCTGCCGTCCGGACGCAGGCTTGCCTACATCAAACCCAAGCTGCAGCCGAACCGATTCGGGCGCATGGCACTGACCTTTGAAGGCTTGGGTGCAAACAACAAATGGACACGCGGCGAGACCTACAGCGGAAAATTGACAGAGAACATCACGCAGGCGACCGCCCGTGACCTGCTTGCGGAAGCAATGCGCCGGATGGAGCTTGCAGGGCTCGGCATTGTCGGACATGTGCATGATGAAGTAATTCTCGAAGTACCGAAAGGACAATACACTGTCGATGATGTGTGCGATATTATGAACCGGAATCCGGCATGGGCGAACGGTCTGCCGCTGTCCTCTGCCGGATATACAGGCAATTATTATTTCAAAGACTAGGAGGATTTTTCTATGAAACAGGGACGAGCATTACCGGAGGTGCTGACAGAGCTTCAGCGTCAGAATGCGGCAAAGCAGGACTATATTGGTGCGGCGGAGGCATTCCGTCTGGACGAGGACGGCAGCACCTTCCGTATCGGGGATGATCACAGCTTCGGCACAACACAGCTTTTCCATCGTCAGGTGGCATCGGCACTCGGTATCCCCGCGAGATATTATGACATGATGCAGAAACAGAAGCCGGAGCTTCTGGCAGATAACGTGAACGCATGGTTTTCTGATAAGGGCAACAGCTACATGGTCAGAACGCTTGACTACGGCAGCGGACAGGTCGCAAGAGCTTTATTATCTGACCGCTATCGCCGTATCGATAACTTGGAGATCGCATCGGCGGTGCTGCCGCTGTTTGCAGGACAGGACGGCATGGAGGTCATGAGCTGCGAGGTCACGGAGAATAAGCTGTATCTGAAGATCGTCAATCACCGCCTTGAAATGGCGTGTGTCGGTGACAGAGTGCAGGCTGGTGTTATCATTTCCAATTCTGAGGTCGGACTTGGTGCAGTTTCCGTGCAGCCCCTTGTCTATACGCTTGCCTGCACCAATGGCATGGTGGTCAACAGCATGGGCGAACGCCGTACCCATGTGGGCAGAGCGGCAAAGGCGCTGGAAGACAGCTTCAATATCTATACAGATGAAACGCTCGAAGCGGAAGACCATGCATTTATGCTGAAACTCCGTGACACTACGCTTGCAGCAATCGAAGAAGCAAGATTCTCTCAGATCGTTGGTGTTCTGGAGCAGAGTCACGGCGCAAAGATCACAGGACGTGTGCAGGATGTCATCGAGCTGACCGGCAAGGCGTATGACCTCAATCAGCCGGAACAGGACAGCATTCTTAATTACCTGATTCAGGGCGGCGACCTCTCCCTCTACGGTCTGAGCAATGCCATCACGCGGGCTTCGCAGGATGTAGAATCTTACGACAGAGCCACTGCGCTGGAAGGCATCGGCTGGCAGGTGGCGACCATGCCGAAAACACAGTGGAAGGAGATCAACGCATGAGCAGAACGTGGAAAGACCGCAGGGGCTACAAGTCCCGCAAGAAAGTAAAGCATTCGACCTATCAGTTTTATAACCGCGGCGGTTATGAAGACTATGACCACAGTGACGAGGAGCTATATGTAGACGACCAGTGCTGTGAGAACTGCCGCTTCTACGGGAACTGCTATCATACGCCGTTCCCGTCCGGCTGGTGCGAATACTGGAAGGACGGCAGACATTGAGAGAATATGTTGTTGAGAACGAGTTTGTCAAGGCAGTCAAAGCCGCCGGCGGTGTGGCATATAAGCTGACATCGCAGACAGCAAACGGGCTGCCTGACAGACTCGTTCTGTTCTTTCCTGCAAAGACGGTGTTCGTGGAGCTGAAAGCTCCGGGCAAGATGATGCGCCCACTGCAGAGAAAAAGACGGTATCAGCTGATGAAGCTGGGCTTTCCCGTTCTCTGCATCGACAAGCTGTATCAGATCAAACCGTGCATTGATGCAATATTGGCATGGAAGCCCGGTGAACCGTTTCCGGAGGATATCGGCGCTAAGATACCTGATCTGGAGATCGCAACACTGCCGTCTGAGATAGACGATTTCGGCGAAACACTGGAATCGATTGACCCCGATGATCTGGCAGGATTCTATGAGTTGGAGGATGATACCGGATGAAATACACACCGCACGACTACCAGAAATACTGCATCGAATATATCCGGGAGCATCCTGTTTCAGCATTATTCCTGGACATGGGCCTCGGCAAGACGATCATCACGCTGACGGCCCTCAACGCCCTGATGTTTGACGAGCTGAAAGTGAACAAGGTGCTTGTGATAGCGCCCCTCAGAGTCGCCCGCGACACATGGCCTGCCGAGGTAAAGAAGTGGGATCACTTGCAGAATATTGAGATCTCTGTCATTGTCGGCAGCGTCAAGGAACGTACCGCAGCGGTCAATCATAATGCTTTCATCTACATCGTGAACCGTGAGAACGTGAAATGGCTTGTGGAGTATTATGAGAAAAACGGCCTGCGCTGGGACTTTGATATGATTGTCATTGACGAGCTGAGTTCCTTCAAGAACTATCAGTCACAGCGTTTCAAATGGCTGCGGAAGGTGCGTCCGTTCGTGAAACGATGGGTCGGACTGACAGGAACGCCGACTTCCAACGGACTTATGGACTTATGGGCGGAGATCGGTATTCTTGACGGCGGTGAACGGCTCGGAAGGTTTATCGGCAGATTCCGTGAAAGCTACTTCAAGCCCGGAAGCATGAATCCGAGTACGGGTGTGGTGTTCTCATATACACCCCGTCCCGGTGCGGAGGAGCAGATATATCAGAAAATATCGGATATTACAATTTCTATGAAAGCACTGGACTATCTGGATATGCCGGAGTGTGTATACGTCAACCATGAGGTCGAGATGAATGCGGCGGAGCGAAAACTCTACGATCAGTTGAAGCACGATCTTATCATCCCTCTTGAAGACGGTGACATTGACGCCGCCAACGCTGCAAGTCTCAGTAATAAGCTGCTTCAGATGGCGAACGGCGCAGTCTATGACGAGAACAAGGAAGCACGCAACATTCACAGCCGCAAGCTGGAAATGCTCGAAGACCTGATCGAAGCGGCAAACGGACAGCCTGTGCTGATTGGGTACTGGTTCAAACATGACCGCACCCGAATTATAGAACATCTGACTGTCTGCGGCTACAGTCCTCGTGACATCAAGGATTCAGCAGACATCACAGACTGGAATGCAGGAAACATCCCGGTCGCTCTCATACACCCTGCATCAGCAGGACACGGACTCAATATCCAGTCCGGCGGTCATATCCTGATCTGGTTCGGACTGACGTGGAGTTTGGAACTGTATCAGCAGACCAACGCCCGACTCTGGCGACAGGGACAGCAGCACACTGTCACGATCCACCACATCGTAACAAAAGACACTGTGGACGAGGATGTACTCAAAGCACTCGCTTCAAAGGATGTGACGCAGGAGAAGCTGATCGCAGCAGTCAAGGCAAGATTATAGGATCATACTCTCTGTATGATCCGAACGGAAAAGACGACAAAGCGGCGACAAATCGGTAACGAAAAAGAGAGCAGCCACTGTGGACTGCTCTCCGAGTGATATCGGTTAGTCGAAGTATTCGCCGACAGCGGCACCGTTGTTGTATTCCTTGCGGATACGAACAATGATCGCGCCGTCCGGCTGTTCGCTTTCCTCATCGATCTTGTATCTGGTTTTGTTCTTGTCTAACTGCGCCTTGTATTTCTGCACCTCAGAACGATTCAGCTTCAGCATAGCTTCAACGGAAAGACCGCTGTCTTCCTTCTGCTGAAATCTGAGTGTCTGCAGGATGCAGGCCGCCTGAATCCTTTTCATAACTGCACACTCACTCCGTATTTATTCAGCTTTCGCTGTATTTCTATTATAGCAAAAAACCGAAATTTTTTCAAAGTAACTTTTTCACAAAAATATCGCAGATGCGTGATTGTGAAAAATGACAATGTGGAGGTGAAAACTATGGCTCGTAAAAACAATCGTCTGAAAACAGAATACCACAGAGTGCTCGGCTTCGACCCGAGAAAATATATCACTGCGCCGGCAAAGCCTGTGCAGCATCACAAGCCGCAGCGTGGCGATATCTGGTTTGCGGATCTCGGCAGTCATCCGGATTCCAGCGTGCAGGTCGGCATCCGTCCTGTTATCATTCTCTCGAATGATATGGGCAATGCACACGCCGACACGGTCAATATCGTTCCCATGACACGGCATCTGAAAAAGCCGGAGTTGCCGTGCCATACGCATCTGTTTCCCGACAGTATTTCCGACATTCATCAGCGTCTGGATCCGTCCATGATCCTTGCGGAGCAGCTAACGACTGTCAGCAAGCATGCGCTCCGCAGCTATGCAGGGCATATTTCGGATGCCGATGCGATGAACCGTATTGAGACCGCTGTCATTGCACAGCTTTTCCTTGAAAGGAGACATCCCGAATGCCTGTAAATTTTGTAAATATCCCGGACGCACTGAAGCAGTCGGCATCCTTCTGTGTCTGGAAGCTGGAAAAACGAAGCGGCAGACCGACAAAGGTGCCGTATGACCCGAGAACAAGACAGATGGCAAAAACGAATGAGCCGGACACCTTCACTGACTTCAAGACCGCTATGAAAGCGTATGCCATCGGCGGCTGGGACGGTATCGGTTATCGTGTCAGCGAGGGCATCGGTGCCATTGATATTGATCACTGTATCCGGGAGGATGGCTCACTCAACGATGTTGCTGCTTCAATACTCGGTATCTTCAGCACAGCATATTTTGAACGCTCTCCCTCCGGTACCGGACTGCGCGGCTTCTTCAAACTCAGCCCTGATTTCGCCTACGATAAGACCGTGTATTACATCAACAACCGCAAGCACGGTCTGGAGGTCTATCTGCCGGGAACGACCAACCGCTTTGTTACGGTAACCGGAGATATGTTCCGCCCCGGCACAGTGGAGCGTGACGATGAGGCGCTCCGCAGTCTGCTTGACACCTTCATGAAGCGCAGCACCCGTGTATCCAATAAGACGATCGAGCCAGCTTCCTATCTGGATGACGAGGGCGTTATCGCACACGCATCCGCCTCTGCTTCCGGTGACAAGTTCAAAGCGCTCTATGAAGGACACTGGGAGGAAGGCTACGATTCGCAGTCTGATGCGGATATGGCGTTTGTTTCCATGCTCTGCTTCTGGTGCGGCAATGTGGAGGAGCAGATCGACCGTATTTTCCGTTCATCGGGTCTGATGCGTGACAAGTGGGATCGCATGACCGGTGACAGGACTTATGGTCAAATCACGATCCGTAATGCGATCGCATCAACCTCAGAAATTTATACACCGATCTTCGACACATCGGCGGAGGATGACTTTGAAGCATTGGACGAGGAAGAAGCGGAGGAACACGCAGGCTTCCGTCCCGACCTTTCCCGCATCACCCTCACGCTTGACGAAATGCAGCCGCATACGAACCCGCGCTACCAGCGTGACGAAATCGGCATCGGCAATGCATTCGCCGATTATTTCAAACCCATTGCCCGGTTTAATGGTGACCGCAATGTCTGGTATGTCTATGACGGCAAGGTCTGGCAGCCGGATGAGAACGCACTCGCTGTCGCCGAGCTTGCAAAGCATCTCGCCGATCTGCTGTATACGTTTGCGCTGCAGATCAGGGACGAGGACACCCGCAATCGCTATATCAAGCGAGTTCAGAAGCTCCAGATGCGAAAGAACCGCAAGACGATGGTAGAGGACGCAAAGTCAGTGTACCCGATCAGGATGTCCGCTTTTGATGCGAATGTCTATCTGCTGAACCTTGAGAACGGCACATTGGATCTGCGGACACTGGAATTTCATGAGCATGACCCCAAGGACCTCATTACGAAGATTAGCCACATAAACTACGATCCGGCAGCGAACTGTCCGAGATGGATCCAGTTCGTGGATGAGGTCATGGTCGGCAGAAAGAATGTCGCACGCTATCTTCAGAAAGCCATCGGCTACTCGCTCTCCGGCGACACCTCGCTGGAATGTCTGTTCATCATGTTCGGACCTACGACCAGAAACGGCAAGACCACGACCATCGAAACGATTCTTCGTGTCATGGGTGAATACGGCCGTTCTGCAAAGCCGGATATGCTTGCCACAAACTACTTCCGCGGGCAGTCCAACGGCTCTTCGGATGATGTCGCTCGTCTTGCCGGCGCGAGATTTGTCGGCATTTCCGAGATGGAGCAGAAGCTGACGATCAATGCTTCTCTGACAAAACAGCTCACAGGTAATGGCAGCATCACAGCACGTTTTCTGTACGAGGGATATTTTGAATTCCATATGCAGGCGAAGATCTTCATCGACACCAACCGTCTGCCCAATGTCACTGACCGCACACTGTTTGAATCCGGCAGATTGAAGATCATTCCGTTCACCCGACATTTTGAGGACCACGAGCAGGACAAGACGCTGAAGACTACACTGATGCAGCCGGAAAATCTGTCCGGTATCCTGAACTGGTGTATCGAAGGTTATCGCTTGTATAAGGCAGAGGGCCTCGACGAGCCAGAAGAAGTAAAGGTAGCGACCGAGGAGTATCGTGTGGAGTCCGACCGTATTGCGCAGTTTATGCGTCAGTGCCTGAAAAAGGAAAAGGGCTCGGAGATCAAGGCAGCGAATGTGTACAGCCGTTACAAGGACTGGTGCCGTGATAACGGTTATAAGTACGAAGGATCCCAGCATTTTTACGCTCGTCTGGGCATGGAATACACCATTGTCAAGCGACGTCCTTGGAAAGCGGATACGACCGGCAATACCAATGCTGCTATCCTTGTAAACGATATCGCATGGGTACTTGGTGAAGAACCGGAGACCGATCTTGTCCCTCTCTGTGATGATGATTGAGCCCAACATCTCGGTATCAGCGTAAAAGAACGTAAGCTGTCATGTTTTTATGTTCTTATCCTTCTATATCTTCTCTTTATTATCTTTAATCTGTAGAATATGTAGATATGTAATATATAAATATTACAATAAAGAAGAATATAGAAAAAGTTATATATTGGAAATCTACGAAAGCTACAAAGGACATGAAAACAACGATATAGCTTGAAAAACAAAGACATCTCTTTGCACTTGCCAACATTGTGGAAATCTACAAAGGCGGCAGGTGCAACAGGTGTCAGGATATCAGGAGGTAAACACTATGCAGAGAACTGCGATACTGCGTGGCACCGTCAATAAGGAGTACGGTAAGACGATCGCAGAAGCGATCAACGAAAAGCTGGACAAGAATCCGGAATTCGAGCTGGTACAGACTACGGTGCTGGAAAGCTCGGATGTATTCTGCACGCTCTTGTGCGTATTTGAAAAGAAAAAACAGGAGGAAAACTAACATGAGAATCATCACTTCAGAACAGGTCTCCGCAGGACATCCCGACAAGATCTGTGACCAGATCGCAGATGCCATTGTGACTAACTGCCTTCAGCATGACCGCAGCAGCCGTGTCGCAATTGAGTGTCTTTTCAAGAACCGCTGTCTTGTGATCGCCGGTGAGCTGACCAGCACCCATGAGCCGGACTACAAGGCTCTGGTGCAGCAAGTGTTCGACCGCATCAACAACGGCGGTGCTGAGAACGCAGATGCGGGTCTTGACTACAAGCTGGACTTTACCGCCGATGATCTGGACATTGCGATTCTGGTCGATCACCAGAGCAATGACATCGCCCTCGGTGTGAACAGTGGCGGTGCGGGCGATCAGGGCATGATGTACGGCTATGCGACAAACGAAACGCCAGAACTGCTCCCGATTCCGTTTGTGCTTGCGAACAGATTTCTGGAACTGCTCAAAGCGTACCCTTGCCGTATGTTGAAAGCCGATGCCAAGGCGCAGGTCAGCTTCGACTACGACAGAGGCAGGATCACGACCTTCCTCTGCTCCGTGCAGCATATCCGTGATGTGGATGTAGAGGACTTCAGACCAATCATTGAAAAACTGATGGTGAGAACGGCGACAGAGTACGGGCTCAATACTGATTTCACAAAGCTCGTGAATCCGACCGGCAGATTCGTTCTCGGCAGCTCCTTTGCGGACTGTGGCGTGACCGGGCGCAAGCTCGCCTGCGATACCTACGGCGGCATCGGACACATCGGCGGCGGCGCGATGTCCGGTAAGGATCCGTCCAAGGTAGACCGCAGTGGTGCGTATGCCGCACGCAAGATCGCAAGGAATATCGTCAGTGCCGGCTATGCGGACAAGGCAGAGGTGCAGATCGCATACGCCATCGGTGTGGCAGAGCCTGTGTCCGTGTATGTGGAGACCTTCGGAACAGAACATCAGGATACAGAATTCATCAGCCAGTACGTCCGTGAGAACTACGACCTCACACCGAGAGGCATCATTGAAAACCTCGGTCTGCTGGATGTGGATTATAACAAGGTTTCTGCCTACGGACACTTCGGAAAATCGGGGCTTCCGTGGGAAATTTAAAAAAACAGAAATTTTTTTGAATATGATACCGAAAATTTCGGCCTTCCCACGACAGTATATGAGGGACGTTGCTCAGACCGACCAACACCATTTGCGGGGCTGACCGCCCCTTACCAAACACAAAGACAGAGAGGAGACAGAGACAATGCCAAGCAGACCGAACACACCATGCCGGCATCCCGGCTGTGCGGCACTCGTTCCCTACGGTACGAAGTACTGTGACAAGCACCGTTCCCTCCACCCGGAGGACACACGGTCAGCAGGCAGCCGAGGCTACGGCACTGCATGGAACAAAGCACGCAAGCGTTACCTTGAAACACATCCGCTGTGTGTGGAGTGCCTGAAGCAAGGCCGCTACGTCAAGGCGACCGATGTGGATCACATCAAGCCGCACCGAGGAGACAGTGTTCTCTTCTGGGATCAGAGCAACTGGCAGAGCCTCTGCCATCGTCACCACAGCATCAAGACCCGAAACGAGGATCACACCCCTGAGTACAAGTACTGAATGCGGCTCACTGACCTACTCTGCGATTCAGACTCGACTCAGGGGTGTATCTATGGGGCGGGGCCGGGGGCTGGGGCGATCGCCGGGGGCGGGTAGAAATCTCTACGGCTTTTGCAACAGAAGACCGTCGGCCCCTCTCGTGTGAAAAAACGCGAAATTGCAAGGGGTGGGTACTAATGAAACCATTTCAGAATTATTCTGACTGTCAGAAAGAATAGTAACGTGAGTCAGGAAACGCTGATTTATCGCACTTTTTCTTCTGCTTCTTTGCAAAAGAAGCTTGAATTCTGTGAATGCATAGTTTCGTTACAAAACGCTTTATAAAACAGCGGTTTTGCGGTAAAAAACGATATAAAACAGTGCTTTTTATCGCTTAAACGTATTTTGATTCAGTTCTTGGCGGAGCCCGTGTGGATGCCGAAAACTTGCGGTTACGTTACATTTGAAGGCGGTGAAGATATGACTGATGCTCAGAAGAGACAGATCAGGTCCATGCGTATGGATGGCATTGGATATAAGGCAATCGCAAACAGTCTGGGACTCAATGTTGATCAGGTCCATTTATACTGCAGAATGAACGGCCTGGCAGGAGACGGAACACTGGTAAAAGCAAATTATTCTATCTGGTGCAAGCAGAACAACCGCTGCCCGGTGTGCGGAGAAAAACTGAGACAGCCGAAAAACGGGCGGTCAAAAAAATACTGCTCAGGTCGGTGCAGGACCAGAGCATTTCGTGATAAGTGTAATTAAAAATGATAAGGAGGAAGTGAACATGATGCTTGCTATTCTGAACTGGGTGCTTCTGGCATTTCTTGCAATAAGCAATGCAGCACTGATTCGTATAATGTTTTCACGTACAGGAAGGTGCAGTATCAGAAACTGCATGAATTGTCCATACGCCGGAGAGTGTCCGGCACAGAGGAGGACAGATAAGTGACACTGACAGAAAACTTTATTCATAACGCAATACTTATAGATCCCGAAGCGGAGATTGTATACAGCAGTGATCAGATCAATGATACTTACCCATACCGTTTTCCGACCGTAGAGTTCATGCTCACAGCAACAAAAACACTTGTTGAGATGGCGGATCGTATTCGTCTTGAAAAAGGATATCTTCCTATGTATCCGATTGACGGGCGAAACGATGAAGTGGATCATGACGGCTGGTATGATTTTTATATCGGTATCAGTAAATTTCTCGGTAACAATCAGCAAGGCTGTGTGGATAACTGTATAAACTTCATCGTCAGGAATTCAGATTCAGATGACAATGAGGATATGTATGCAATAGAGCTTACCGATGACGAAAGATCTGCTGTGTATGAAATACTGAACGCTCAGTGCAGGAAAAACCTGAACAAAACCTGCGATGATTTGCTGGCCGAATCAGAAGCGGATATGGAGGGCGAGGTGGATGTGATATGAAAATTATCAAACGGGACGGAAGAGAAGTCCCTTATGACTGTGAAAAGATACGAGCTGCGATATCGGCGGCGAACTATGAGATGGATGACAAGATCAGCGAAACTGCTATCGGCTTCATTGTCGGTAATGTAGAAAAACGCTGTCACGGCCTTGCAAGACCTGTCCATGTCGAAGAAGTCCAGGACATGGTTCTCGATGAGCTTGACAAGGCCGAGGCTTACAAACTTGCACGGCACTACAGTGAGTACCGTCTCCTGCATGAACAGCAGCGCCGAATGAATACCACAGACGGCAAAATTCTCAGCTTGCTGGAACGCAACAACGAGGAGGCAAAGCAGGAGAACGCCAACAAAAACCCGATCATCAACAGCACGCTCCGTGACTATATGGCGGGCGAAGTCAGCAGAGACATCTGCCGCCGCTTCTTGTTTCCGGCAGATGTGATCGCCGCCCATGATGAGGGCATCATCCATGTACACGACCTCGATTATATCGCAGAGCCGATGCACAACTGCTGTCTGGTGAATTTATCAGATATGCTGCAGAACGGCACGGTGGTATCCGGCACTATGATCGAAAAGCCGCACAGCTTTTCCACTGCCTGTAATATCGCAACACAGATCATTGCGCAGGTAGCATCGAATCAGTACGGCGGACAGACGATCAGTCTTGCACACCTTGCGCCTTTTGTGGATGTCAGCAGACAGAAGATCAGAGCCGAGGTCTTGCAGGATGTATGCGGTGAGACCGGATACAATCTTTCATCGGATGCCCTTCAGCGCATTGTCGAAAAGCGAGTACGCCGGGAAGTCAAACGCGGCGTGCAGACCATTCAGTATCAGATCAATACGCTGCTCACCACCAACGGGCAGACACCGTTCGTAACGGTGTTCATGTATCTGGACGAGGTGCCGGAGGGACAGACCAGAGATGACCTTGCGCTCATCATTGAAGAAACGCTGCTTCAGCGTATCGAAGGTGTGAAAAACGAAAAGGGCGTCTGGATCACGCCGGCATTCCCGAAGCTGATCTATGTTCTCGATGAGGACAATATCCAACCCGGAACAAAATATTACTACCTGACTGAGCTTGCAGCCAAGTGTACGGCAAAGCGCATGGTTCCCGACTATATCTCCGCCAAGGTGATGAAACAGCTGAAGGGTGATGTGTATGCCTGCATGGGCTGCCGCAGCTTTCTTACGCCTTCGGACGATCACAAGTATTACGGGCGTTTCAATCAGGGTGTTGTAACCATCAACCTTGTGGATGTCGCTTGCAGCGCAGGCGGTGACGAGAATAAGTTCTGGCAGCTTTTGAATGAACGCTGCGAACTGTGCAGTAAGGCTCTCATGTGCAGACACGACCGCCTGAAAGGCACACCGTCCGATGTTGCACCGATCCTCTGGCAGAACGGTGCGCTGGCAAGGCTGAAGGACGGCGAGATCATTGATGATCTGCTGTACAACAATTACAGCACCATCTCCCTCGGCTATGCAGGCATCGCAGAAATGACCTATCGTATGACAGGCTGTTCACATACAGAGCCGGATGGTAAGACCTTCGCTCTGGCGGTCATGCGATTCCTCAATGATAAGTGCAGCAAATGGAGAGCCGAAACAAATATCAGCTTCTCATTGTACGGAACGCCGATGGAGAGCGTCACCTACAAATTCGCTCAGTGCCTCCAGCGCCGGCACGGCATCATCCCCCATGTGACTGACAAAAGCTATATCACAAACAGCTATCATGTTCATGTCACCGAGCCGATTGATGCGTTTTCAAAGCTGACATTTGAAGCGGAGTTCCAGGCGCTTTCTCCGGGCGGTGCGATTACCTATGTGGAAGTACCGAATCTGCAGAATAACATCCCTGCGGTGCTGGCGCTGATGCGGCATATCTACGAAACGATCCTGTATGCGGAATTGAACACGAAATCCGATTACTGCCAAGCCTGTGGTTATGACGGCGAGATACAGATCACCGAGGAGGACGGCAAGCTGATCTGGGAATGCCCGAATTGTGGCAACCGCGATCAGCGGACACTGAATGTCTGCCGCCGAACCTGCGGTTACCTCGGAACGCAGTTCTGGAATCAGGGGCGCACTGCTGAGATCAAGGATCGGGTGATGCACCTGTGAATTACTGTGGCCTTAATAAAAATGACATCGCCAACGGTGACGGTGTACGAGTTTCGCTGTTTGTATCCGGGTGCCGGAATCACTGCAAAGGCTGTCACAACCCGGAAGCATGGGATTTCAGCTATGGACAACCCTTCACCAAGAAAACTGAAGATGAGATCATCGAAGCCCTGCGTCCTTCTTGGATACAGGGCATTTCCATACTCGGTGGTGAACCCTGTGAGCCGGAAAATGAAAAAACACTCCTGTCTCTGCTGAAAAAGATCTGGTGGGAGATGCCGGAAAAAGATATCTGGCTGTACAGCGGATACACTTACGAGCAGTTGCAGGGCAAAGCGATACTTCGGTATGTGGATGTTCTTGTGGACGGTCCGTTCATGCTTGAGCAGAAGGATATCTCACTTGAGTTCCGGGGCAGTCGGAATCAACAGATTCTCCGACTGCGGAATGGCGAGGTGGTCGGAAACCCCTCCCTCAGTCGAGGGGGCGGAGCTTCCGTGCGAACACCTTCTCGATGAATTGGCGCTGGCGTTCGCTCTCCAGCTCATAGACCACCCGGTGGTGATTCCGGTCGATCTTTTCGAGCAGGATCACATGATCCGGCATGGCGGTCTTGAGCTGTGCGCCCTTCTGGTAGTTGTTGATTGTAACCTCGTACTTCATATCTGTGTCCTCCGTGTTCCGTATTCGGTGGGGCTTTCCCCCCTTCCGTTGTAACCATATTACCATAGTCTTGGGATTATATCAAGCGGCTAAATGTACAGAACGTGGGGTGCGGTACATGCGCATATCTTGTGCAATACACAACCGGAAAGGATCATGACTATGAGCAAGAAACGAAAGAAAAAGCAAAAGCCCTCTGCGCCGGTGAAAGCTGTCCGCTGCGATGCCTGCGGCTGTGCCTTTGTGCCGGAGCCGAAAACGCAGCGTGAGGGCGAGACCGAATACAGCTTCTTCAACTGTGACTACTGCGGCAAAGCGTATATCGTGTCGGTGACTGATTCGGCACTCCGCCGAAGTATCTGCAAGTACCGGTCACTTGCCGAAAAGCTGAAGGACAAACCGCTGAGTGAAGAAACGCTTCGTGAGGTCACGGCACTGAAAGACGCGAACACAAAAAGAGCCGCAGAACTGCGGCAGATGTATATACGGGAGGAATGAGATGAAAACAGCAGAACTGCGTATGATCCCAGTCTCCGAGCTGAAGCCTGCGGAATACAATCCGCGTAAAAAGCTGAAGCCCGGCGACAAGGAATACGAGAAGATCAAAAACAGCATCGAGGAATTCGGCTTTGCCGATCCGCTTGTTGTCAATGCCGACATGACGATCATCAGCGGACATCAGCGACTGGCCGTAGCGATGGCACTCGGCTACACCGAGGTACCGTGTGCGGTGGTGGACATCGACAAGGTTCGTGAGAAGGCGCTGAACATTGCGCTCAACAAGATCACGGGTGCGTGGGACGAAAACCTTCTTGCTGAACTTCTGGAGGATATTCAGAGCAGCGATTTCGACCTCGGTAAGACCGGCTTTGACCCGCCGGAGATTGAACAGCTTTTCAATCAGGTACACGATAAGCAGGTCAACGAGGACAGCTTCGATGTGGAAGAGGAGCTTCAGAAACCGACCTTCTCCAAGCCGGGAGATATCTGGATACTCGGCAGGCATCGTGTGATCTGCGGCGACAGCACAGTCGCGGAGACATACACAAAGCTTATGGAAGGGCAGAAAGCAAACCTAGTCCTGACGGATCCGCCTTACAATGTGGACGTTGAGGAGACCGCCGGCAAGATCATGAACGACAACATGAGCGACAGCGATTTCTATAACTTTCTGCTCTCTGCCTATAAGTGTATGTACGACAGCCTTGCAGATGACGGCAGCATCTATGTATGGCACGCTGATACGGAAGGGCTGAACTTCCGAAAGGCATTCAAGGATGCAGGATTCCAGCTTTCCGGCTGCTGTATCTGGAAGAAGAATTCGCTGGTGCTCGGGCGCAGTCCATATCAGTGGATCCATGAACCGTGCCTGTTCGGATGGAAGCAGAAGGGCAAGCATCAGTGGTACGCAGACCGCAAGCAGACGACTGTCTGGGAATATGACAAGCCGAAAAGCAGTCCCGACCATCCGACCACTAAGCCCATCCCGCTGATGGCATACCCGATCAAGAACAGCACCATGACAAACGGTATCGTTCTCGACCCGTTCCTCGGCTCCGGCTCAACACTGATCGCCTGCTGTGAGGCAGACCGTGTCTGCCGCGGCATCGAGCTTGACCCGAAATTCGTGGACGTCATCGTGAAGCGATACCTCGCATGGTGTCGGGAGAAGCAGACCGCCGAGGTCGCATATGTACTCCGTGATGGGCAGAAGCTGTCATACGAGGAAGCTGTTGCAGAGATGCCTACTGATGAAAATGATTCTGAAGCCGATGACTGATATCTGTACCGCCGCTGCAGCAAATTGTGAACGAACTGATACTAAGTAAGCTGTTCGGCATTTCAGATTCTGTACTATGCACAATCACAGGGGCAATATAGCCCCTTACATTCTCCGATTTACAGTCTTGATATTATCAGCGAAATAGCTTAATATGTGACTACCGCCGGGGAAGACCGTATAGGACGGTTGGACGGCAATAATGAAAAAGGAGCGTACACATATGAAAACTTATGCACAGAAGATTCCAAACCGGAAAGAACTGGTAAAGAGACTGGAAGAGCTTACGAGGAAGAAAGCGAGATATACCTTTGTACCGAGATGCGCTTTTGAAGTCGGGGAATTCACGGTTGAGAAAGACGGCGAACTGACAACAACGAATGATGCGGATGAACTGATTATTGGCATTCTTACAAAAGAAGGTATGATCGGTGCGCTGATCAGCGAAGACGAAACACCTGTGGAGGTACCTCCGGAAATCAGTCTTGCGTCTGAAACCACAGAAGAATGGGGTGATGATGAACAGCTTGAAGATGAGCAGCCCTTCATCGAAGAATCGCCTGCAGAAGTGTCAGAATCGGAGCCTGAGATCATTCCGGAAAGCGATATGGATGAAAGCCGGGATTCAGTTTACGAAAATGCGGAATCTGAATCGGATGAGTGTCTTTGCACAAGAATCTCTTTTTCCCTGAACGCGCATACGGTACAATCCCTCACAAATCTGATCTGTATGATCCATTCCCGCGGTCCTCTGATCTCCAAAGCAACCGGCGGTACATTTTTCGCAGACAAGGAACTGGTGGATTCGATCCTTGATGAGAAGGTATTCCGGAGTGTGAATGAATTGATTTCATATGTCAGAGAATGGGGTGAGTTAAGTACTCCGCTGATGGGAATATCCTTCGATGATGACAAGCTCACCTTCGACGGTTTCGGTCAGGCACAGGATGCTGAGCATGTGCAGACCTTCATGAAGCTTGCCGCAGCTATGAACAAGATGGCAATTACCCAGAAGCGTGTTCAGGCAAAGGATGTCGATGACAGTAACGAGAAGTATTCGCTCCGCGTCTGGCTGATCCGCCTTGGGCTGAACGGAAAAGACTGCAAGGCAGACCGCAAGCGCCTGATGGAGAACCTTTCCGGGCATACTGCATTCCGCAACGACGCGGAGCGTGAGCGCTGGGAAGCGAAGCAGAAGGCAAAGCGTGATGCTCAGAATAACGAGGAGGAAGAAAATGATGCAGTTTCCGAATGAAAGACAGCTTCAGGCGCTGCGCGAGCGTTATCCCGTAGGTACACGCATCCGCCTGATCCGTATGGCGGACGACATTGCGCCCGTACCGCCCGGTATGACCGGAACGGTTGCGATCATCGACGATGCAGGCAACATTCATATGAAGTGGGACAACGGCAGAAGCCTTGCGCTGATCGAAGGCGCAGACGAGTTCGAGGTCATCTCCGGCGGCTGATTATACAGCCTCCGGGGGCGCCGGAAAATGCGAGAACCTATTCCATCGTACCAAATATTACCATAGAAAATCAAGTGTGTCAAGAATGTAAAATACACAATCATCAAGGCTGTATTTTCCTCGTATTTCTGTGGTTTTAGCGGCTTGATATATCCTCGGTTTAGAGTTAATATGTGACTACCGAAAGGGAAAACACACCAAAAACCAAACAGGAGGATACCACCATGAACGCAAAGACACAGGCACAGATCAA